TTAAATTGATATATAAATCAGTTTTCAAGGAATATAAACTATCTGATGCTATGTATCAATTGGATTATACTGAAAAAATGGTTATAGATTTTGTATATGATTTTGTAGTAGATTCTGTTGAAGATTATCAGGATATTTCAATGTCTAAGAAAAATGATTTTTTCATACCATTGTTAATGTTCTATGCTAAAAGTAAAGGAAAAAATATTATATCATTTTGGGGTAGTGATTATGGAGGTGCTTATGAATTTGTTGTTGATGATGTATCAAAATACACTAAATTAAGTGATATTTGGAATAGTGTTAATTAATAAAATAAAAAATGAAAGATAAAATAAATGAATATTTAGATAAAATAAATTATCTAATTGAAAACGAATGCTTAGATAAAGAATTTCAACGGTTTAAATTTTCAAGAGCAGGTGAACGAATCATGAAACGAGAAGTATTATCAGAACTGTTTCAATATTATGCGCCATCACAAATGGATATTAGTGAACTTGAAGAAATTATAAAAGATTGTAAATCAAAAGCAAAAAAATATAATGATGCGAGATTAATTATTACTGATGAATATCATACCAAAGCAATAATAGTATTTTATACTGAAACCGAACAGGAAATGTTAGATAGATTATCTGAAGATTATGATAATTTGTTAAAACATATACAATATATGAAACAGCAAGAATTAGATAAATATAATGAACTAAAACTGAAGTATGAATCAAATAAATAATAAAAAATGAAAACAGCAATTATACCAATTGAAGTCTATATGGATCTTGAAAAATATTTGAAAATTATTGAAAATTATTTAAAAGGTGAACATGATCATGAAACTGATGCAATACAAGAAAAAGAAGATTGGGACCTATATCAAGAAGCTATAAGATTAAGAGAATTATTATCAAAATGTAAATAATTAATAGAAAATGTGAATTAATTTTTTTATTCAATAAATTTGTTGTAAATTTGTTGAAATAAAAAATGATAACTATGAAACAAGAAACAAATAACACTTTTGATAAAGCAGTTGCTGAAATGAAAGAAAAAGAACGTAGAATCAAGTCATTGTTTGTGACTTATTTTGATGGTTGCTATGATGTTGATCCTCGACCAAATGTTCCAAACACGTTCACGATGGGTGTTTGTAAATTGGTATATGATGCAAGTGACAACTGTTTAGAAGTTTCACTTAGACGACCTGGTTTGTTAATCGGAAAAGGTGGCGAAACTATTGATGGTCTGAAGAAATATTTAAATTGTGGAATAAAGATAATAGAAATTACATTATAATGCTGAAAGTATGAAAACAAAAATGATTGAAGTTTGTGATGCAATATTATATGATGTTGCATGTGCAGAAAATGATTCTACTGATATAAAATGTGGTGGTCCAGCTATTCTTGGCTACGATTTTGGTGTTTCACAAGATGAAAATAAAAAAGATATGATTAAATTCATAAAAGATTGTATTGAAAAATATAATAGACCATTCATGGGAATTTCAACGAGAACAGTTAAAAATTATCCTGTCGAACATCTATGGACTAAAGATAAAATTGAGAACTGTATTAAAGATTATGATGTGTGCTAAATTGTAAATAAAACTACCATGTCGTATAATGAAAATTTGGTTGGTGAACAAACAATACCAAAAAATTATGTATATCATAAAACACGAAAATGCAATAGATTATCTATTTTAGAATATGGTTTAAAGACATCAATTGGTAGTTCATATGAACATATTAGTAAAAAATATACAAATGATATCACACCTGCGGTCTTCGTCAATAACACAGATGATTATGATGATGGTTGGTGTAAAAAATTTGATTTTGATATTTTTAAAATTAATACCAGAATTTTAGATAATATATGGTTTGTAGATAAACATATGAAAGGTGGTGGTGATAAATATTTAATTACGTTTAAAGATATTCCATCATATGCTATTAAACTTATACATTCTGGAAAGTTTTAACAGAACTTGAATTAAAAATTATTGTTATAAAAAATATTACTTATATGAAAAAAGAAAAAAATGAATATTGGGACTTATCAATTTTAGAACCTAAGGATGATATTATTGATGATTTAATATTTGGTATTAAAGGAAAAATAAAAATAGACCTGCATAAACATTCTTGTATGAATATGAAGTATCCTAAATTTAAAGTTGCAGAATATTACTATATTGATTTAGGTTATGATACTACAGATTATTATCTTTGTCAAATATCTTATTTGCGTAACGGTGTCGTTTTTTATAAGACAGAAAAAGATAATTATTCTCAAGAACATCACTTTGATGAATTTTCGATTATGCATTATTTCGCAGAACCAAAAGAACTTACAATTAAGGCTGATCCTGAACGATATGAAATATTATCTAGATCAGGAAAAATGAACGTTATATATCAAAAATAAAAATTATGGTAAAATTATTAGTAACATTAGACATAGCTAAGAAATTAAAAGATTTAAATTTTAATGTTCCAACTGCACATTGTTTTACTCACAATCCAGACGATAATTATGAACTTGAATTATTTTCCTATTTCTTAGAAACAAATGATTTATATGAGGTTTATCAAGATGAAAAACGATTAAGAGAATTTGATACAACTAAAGAAATGATAAAAAACGAATCTGAAATTTATTTTGATTATAATCAAGATATGAGGAAATTATTCGTAAGAGTATATAGTGGTGAAGAATTTATGAATGATGAAAAAGCATATAATATGTATGTGGATTCTTTAACTTTTAGTAAATGGTCTGAAGGTGATTTTGAAAAGTTTAAAATAGAACTACCAAATTATAATGATGGTGATTTTGAATGGTGTGTATATAATGATGTGATTTCTGCACCAACCTGGCAACAAGTGGAAGAATGGATCAAAAAAACACATTATATTTATATAAATATTGAACATCAAAAAGATGGATCTTGCACATATAAATTATTACAATATAAAGGTGTAGGTGATGGCACAATCGTTATATATGATTCAATAGAATTAGGTTTTGCTAAATTCATAAATGTGTATGATTATGAAGCACGTAACCATGCAATATCAAAAGCTATTGATATTATTAATGCGATATAATTATGTTTTAAGTTAACAGTGCTATGAATTGTACAGCAGGTAGCACATATTGCGAGGTTGGTTCGATTCCAACAATTCAGATCACATGACGATGTGATTGCGCTTTTAACTTATTCATAAAAACAATAAACAATTTTTATATGTTCGCATATATTAAATAAAAAATATAAGATGAAATTACAAACTAAAAGCATCAAAGGTATGTTAGTGGAAGTAATAGTAAAATCCACAATCGAAGGAAATGTTTTAGAATATTATAAAGTATTAAAAGACATTTTACAAGAAAATTTAAATTCAAATTTAAAGTTTTATACTAATGTATCAATTATAATGATTGATGATATAACATTAAATGGTCAAGTTCAATTTGATAATAATGGTGAACCAACTGTAATTTATTTTACAGTAATCAGTGGTGAAGTGAAAATTTAATATACTATGTTGAAAAAATTGAAAGATAATATCTATATTGAAGATTTTGAAAATAAATCTGAATTAGGATTTAAACGATTTTGTTTAGCATTTAATAATTATTTCAATTTAGATAATATAATCTATTCAGGAAAAATAACACAAATTACTGAAGATGTTGCTAAAACATGTGTCGATATATTTAGTGAAACAGAACCTATTTTGTATGTTAATTATATAAATGATTTCTATATAGAAAAACAATTTGAAACCGCGAAAGAATCAATTTTATCGTTTTGCGATAAAGAATATTGTATAATTTATAAAAAATAAAAATATGAAGAAATTTTTTGACAATACAGATATATTATTATGTTCTTGTGGTTCACATGAACATCAAATCATAATACATAAAGATATTGATGATGATGTTAAATCTGTTAGTATTCATTATCATCTGACAACATATAGAAATATATTTAAAAGAGTGTGGATTGCGATAAAATATGTATTCGGTTATAAATGTAAATATGGTGAATGGGATAGTATAATAATAGATGAAAACAATTATAAACCATTAAAAGAAGCAATTGATTTTATTGAAAATAAAAAATTAAATGATGAAAAAGAAAAGTAGAATACCAGAAGATATAATAATCGAAATAGGTAAAGATTATTCCGTAAAATATAAACGAACAGAATATAAATATATTCACGATAAAAATTTAGAGTGGTATACAAAATCATGTATTGTTAATAAAAAACAAACTGATACTTGTTGCATAATCGAAAACGATTTAGAAAAAAGTATTAATTATGTTTTATCTTTAGCTGGAGATAAATTTACAATTACAGAAATATAATTTTTTTATTCATATTTTTTTATTATATTTGTATAATATAAATATACCAATGACTACAGATAAACTTGCACTATTAAAAGAAATCTTATCACTACCAACTTATTTTGGTAGAGAAGAAATTGTGCGTAATTATCTGATAGATTATGCTCATATAAATAATATTAAAGTTGATGTTGATGATATTGGAAATGTATATTTCACAAAAGGTGTTTTAAATGAATCTGATAATTATCCATTAGTTTGTGCTCACATAGATTCTGTCTACAAGCATCACATATCATTAATAAATGAAAATAAAAGAAAAATCGTTAAGCATGTTAATAAAAAATTAATTGGATTTCATCCAGACAATGGAAAAAGAACAGGTTTAGGTGGTGATGACCTTGCAGGTGTTTTTATTTGTTTACAATTAATCGAACATTTTGATATAATCAAATGTGCGTTTTTTGTTCAAGAAGAATATGGTTGTATTGGTTCACAAAATTGTGATAGAGTATTTTTTAATGATGTTGGTTTTGCTGTTCAATTTGATGCACCAGGAAATAAATGGTATACTGAAACATTATTAGGTATAAAAATATTCAATGATGGATTTGATGATGTTGTTAAACCTGTATTAGAAAAGTATAATGTGAATAATTATTCTCATGATCCTTATACAGATGTATTGTCAATAAGAGATAATTTTGATATTTGTTGTGCAAATTTACCAACTGGATATTATGATTATCATACAGATCAAGATTATGTTAAAATTGAAGATGTTGATAAATCAATAAAATTAGGAATTGATTTTATTGATAGTTTAGGTAGAAAGAAATATTCAATTTAAATTATAATCTTAAATAATTAAAAAAAGGGCATTTTTAAAAAATGTCCTTTTTTTGTAAACTATTTAAAAATATAATGATACAAATTAAAATTGTGAAAAATATTTATAAAAAATATCAAAAAAGATAAAACTTTGAATAATTTATTTTATATATATATATGATAACAAAAATGGTTAGATTTCCATAAAAAATCATTATGAAGCAATAAATGAATTATAAGGCAATTTAAGATTTTAAAGAATTTAAAATTAAAAAAGCAATTAGACAAATTTTTTTGGCTTCATCAAAAAATTATATTTTTTTATGAGTGAAAAAAACAAAACAGCAGAAGATTTCCTATTTTCTGGTATCGGTGCAGACGATGAATCATTAAATGTATTTGATCAAAAAACTGCGAACAATGATGGTATTTACAGACCAAATCTAAAAGATGCAAAAGACAAAAAAATCGGTTATCGTGCAACATTAAGATTTTTACCTAACATCTTAGAAAACGGTAATTTGGGTCCATCAGCAATCGAAAAACATATTCACTATGTTGATATGAAGAATTATCCTAAGTTAGCTGGATATTACGATTGTAGAAAGAATTATGAACCAAATTGTGAATTATGTACTGAGTATTGGAAATTATTCAATTCGAAAAATGCTGCTGATAATGAAAAGGCAGAAACAATCAAGAGATCAACAAAGTATTACTCTTACATTATGGTAATTGAAGATGATCAACATCCAGATTTAGTTGGTAAAGTATTAATTTACCCTTATGGATTTACAATCAAAGAAAAAATCAATTCTGAAAAGATTGGTGAAGTTACAGGTGAAAAATGTAATGTATTTGATTTAATTGATGGAAAAGATTTCAAATTAATCATTAAAGAAAAAGGTGGATTTCAAAATTATGATGCTTCATCATTTATGGAAAAATCTCCAATCAAAATCTATAATGAAACTAAGAAAGAATTTAGACCAGTTCCAATTGAAACTATTCAAGTTGATGGTAAGGATCAAAATATTATTTCTACTAATCCAAAAGTAAGAACTAAACTTAGTGAAATCTTAACTCAAAAACCAGTTAATTTGAATGACCATAAAGCAATTGAATGGGACACTGAAATGATTGGTAAAGTTGATAAAGTATTATCTGTTCTTAGTGGTAATGTAGAAATTGATAGTGAAACATCTATTAGAGAATCTAAGAAAGATGGTTCAAAACCTACAGCTACAGCTACAACTGAAAGTGCTGATGAATTTTTTGATATTGATGATGGTGAGGATTTCTAAAATCTGCTAAACTAATAAAAAACCACTATATTCTATATGGTGGTTTTTTTAATGTGACAAATTGACAGAACAAATATTGGTATAAATGTTGTATTTTTGTTTTTAGAATTTTTTTAATTCTAAAAATTTTTATATATTTGCAAATTCAAAATAAAAAATAATTAAAATGAAAAAAGATTATTATGAAGTATTAGGTTTAGATAAGACCGCATCAAGTGAAGATATTAAGAAAGCATATAGAAAATTAGCTTTTAAATACCATCCAGATAAAAATCCAGATGATAAAGAATCAGAAGAAAAATTTAAAGAAATCGCTGAAGCATATGAAATTCTAAGCGATGATAATAAGAAATCTCAATACGATAGATTTGGTCATAATATGTCAAACAATAATAATATGACCATGCAGGATTTTATGAATCGTTTTAGGAATATGCATGATGATATGTTTGATAATGATTACAGACAATATAGAAAAGGTCAAGATTTAAGAATTACCGTCAAATTGACATTAGAAGATATATTAAATGGCGCAACTAAAAAAATCAAAGTTAAAAAACATGTTGCTTGTGAAACTTGTAATGGAACAGGCGCTAAAGATATACATTCTAAAACCACTTGTCCAAAATGTAATGGTAGTGGAAGAGTGGTAAATGTTGTTAAAAATGGTTATAGTATTATGCAAACTATCACAACATGTCCTGATTGTGGTGGTGAAGGCGAAATAATTAAAGATAAATGTCCTATATGTAATGGTAAAGGCGTTGTCGTTGGTGAAGAAATTATTGAAATAAATATTCCTGCAGGCGCTAATAATGAAATTCAAATGAATATATCAGAAAAAGGTCATGCTGTTCGTGATGGTATTAATGGGGATTTATTTGTAAAATTTGATGAAATTGTAAATCCTGAATTTAAACGACAAGGTATTGATTTATTACACGAAATAACAATAAGTATACCTGATGCAATAACTGGAAAAGTATATGATATTAATACTCCTCATGGTAAAAAATTACAATTTAAAATCGAACCAGGAACACAATCAGGCAAAATGATTAAATTAAATAACCATGGTATTCCATATATTAATTCAAATAAAATGGGTAATCTTATAGTTAAAATTAATGTGCATATACCTAAAACAATTGAAAAATCAGATCAAGAAATTATAGATAAAATGAAAAAATCAAAATCTTTTAAAGTTTAATTTTTAATATATACTATATGTTTAAATTATTTGAAGAATATAATTTTATGTCAGAAATAGATGAAATAGATATTTCTGACTTTGATATTAATAACATATCTAATATAGATATGTTCGATTATATTTATGAGTATTCTCCAAAAACTATTAAAGATTATATCAATTCATTAAAACATATTGAACAACGTTTAGATTATCATCCTGAAGGTTCTGTTTATAATCATACAAAAGCTGTTCTAAATAGATTAGCAAAAACTAAAGATATTAACTTAATCTTAGCAGCATTTTTACATGACACAGGTAAAGATAGAACTCTAAAAATTGAAGATGGAATTATTATGCAACCTGGTCATGAAGCATATTCCGCAGAATTATTAAATATTAAATCACCATGGAGAACATGGGTAAGATTGTTAGGTGGTGATCCTGACACAATAAGATTTATTATATTAAATCACATGAAAATGAAATTCTTAAATAAAAATAATAAAAAAATCGACAATTGGTTTAATAACCTTTCAGAAGATTTAAAAAATTATTTAAATTTATTCAATGATGCAGACCATGGTGGTATTTAAATGACAGATTCCTGTCATTTTGTCATTTATTATAGATTGGAATTATATTTGATAATATGATTTTCGATTGAATAATATTCAAATAAAAAAAATTAAATAACGTATGAAAAGAACAATTGGAATTGATCTAGGTACATCAAATTCTTGTGTATCTATTATTGAAGGTGGTGATCCAATCATCATCCCTAATTCAGAAGGTAAAAGAACCACACCTTCTATTGTGGCATTTTTAAAAGATGGTGAAAGAAAAATAGGAGATCCTGCAAAAAGACAGGCAATAACAAATCCTAAAAATACTGTTTATTCTATTAAACGATTTATAGGATTTATGTTTAAAGAATTAAGCAAAGAACATAAAAACGTTGCTTACAAAATTGTTGAAGATAATAATATGATTAAAGTTGATGTTGATGGTAAGTTGTATACACCACAAGAAATTTCAGCAATGGTTTTACAGAAAATGAAAAAAACCGCAGAAGATTATCTTGGAACCGAAGTATCTGATGCTGTAATAACAGTTCCAGCTTGGTTTAACGATTCACAAAGACAAGCAACAAAAGATGCAGGTGAAATAGCAGGATTAAACGTTTTAAGAGTTCTGAACGAACCAACTGCAGCAGCATTATCCTACGGCATCAATAAGAAAAATAAAGACATGAAAGTTGCTGTATTTGATTTTGGTGGTGGAACAGCAGATATCTCAATATTAGATTTATCTGAAGGCTTATTTGAAGTTTTAGCGACTAATGGTGATACATTATTAGGTGGTGATGATATTGATAATTTAATTGTTAATTGGGTTGCTGATGATTTTTATAAAGAATTTAATGTAGATTTGAGAAAAGATCCTATGGCACTGCAAAGATTAATGGATGCAGCAGAAAAAGCCAAAATAGAATTATCATCATCTACAAGCACAGAAATTAATTTACCATATATCATTCCAATTGATGGAGTTCCTAAACATTTAGTTAAAACATTGAATAGAAGCACATTTGATCAAATGATTGATGATATTATTAATAAGTTGTTGAAACTTTGTGAAAAATCATTAAAAGATGCTAAACTAAAATCATCTGATATTGATGAAATTTTACTTGTTGGTGGATCTACAAGAATACCAATAATTCAAAATAAGGTTGAACAATTTTTTGGTAAAGCACCATCAAAGGGAGTTAATCCAGATGAAGTTGTCGCATTAGGCGCAGCAATACAAGGCGCTATAATACAAGGTGATATTGATGATATATTATTACTTGATGTTACACCATTATCATTGGGTATAGAAACTATGGGTGGTGTTATGACAAAAATTATAAATGCTAATACAACAATACCATCAAAAAAATCAGAAGTATTTACTACTGCTGTTGACAATCAACCTTCGGTAGAAATCCATGTGTTGCAAGGTGAAAGAAGTTTGGTGAAAGATAATAAATCAATTGGTCGTTTTCATTTAGATGGAATTCCACCTGCAATGAGAAATACACCAAAAATTGAAGTAACTTTTGATATTGATGCAAATGGTATATTACAAGTATCTGCAAAAGATCAAGGAACTGGTAAAGAACAATCTATTAGAATTGAAGCATCATCAGGATTATCACAAGAAGATATTGATAGAATGAAAAAAGATGCAGAAGAAAATTCTGAAAATGATAGAATAGCCAAAGAAAAAATAGACAAATTAAATATGGCTGATTCATTAACATTCCAATTTGAAAAAAATCTTAAAGATTTTAGCGATAAAATATCAGAAGATGATAAGAAAAATATTGAAAATTTGATAGAAAAATTAAAAACTGCTAGAAAAGATGAAAATGTTAATGAAATAGATAAAATCATTGAAGAAATAAATCAACTTTTTCATAAAATGAGTGAAAATGTATATGCAAATACAAATACAACTCAACCAGATATAGATGCAGATACGCAATATGAAGAAGTTAAATAATTTTAATTGAAAAATGAATTTATAACTTTAATATATAAATAACAAAAAATAAAGAAATAATATTACGATTAAATGAAATATTTGAAAACTTTTGAAAACTTAAATGATGGAATAGAGGTCTGGCGTGGATCAAGGAACAGTGATCAAAAAATACATGATGGTATGTTTTTCACAACAGACCAATCATATGCCAAAAACTTTGGTTACTATATTGAAAGATATCTAATTTATCCAAAGAAAACATTAGACCTTTTCAAATACAATAAAATGATTAAAGAAAAATTACAAAGTGAATTATCTAATAATACACCATTGATTCGTGATATAGACAATTTTCTAAATATGCACACAAAATCAATTGTGAATGTTTGGTCATCACAAATAGATTATTTGTATAATGCTGGCTTAGAAGATTTAGTTGAACAATTTGAAAATGAATTAGAAGAATGTGATTCAATTTATGGACCAGATTCAGGTTTTGATAATTCAAAAGTATATTATATTAAAAATAAAGAAAATGTAAAAAAGATATAATCTTAAGCATTAAAAATAAACTGATTCATTAATATGTTTCAGTTTATTTTTTTTTATTTAAATAATAGTATTATATTTGTGTCAAATTATAAAATATGACAACAAAGCAATTATCGGATTATAGAGCAAAGCAATTAAATGCTCTTCAATTTCTAAAAGATAACAGCATTGTAGCTGTAAATACTCAATATATGAGTGATAATAGAACTTTTTGTGAATTATATTCTAGAAAGACTAAAAAACGTGTTAAAATAGTTACTTCAGTTTTATTTAATGTGCCAGAATTCATTGAAAATCCAAATGAATATATTAAGAATAAAAATTATGTTAAAAATTTAATTATAAAATAAAGAATTATGAAAAAAAGAATTTATGAATGGGAAGAAAATAAAACTTCAAGAGTTTTTGGTTATTTAACTGTTGGTTTAATTTTATTGGGACTGGCATCAACTATAGTAATTTTGTTTTTATCAATCTTTGGTGTCGATGCTATGTATGCGTTAGGAGCACTAATATCAGGCTTTTTTGTTTCAGTGCCATTTAATATTGTTGCAAGTATTACATCATCAAGCGGTAAATATACAAGAAGCTTTTTGAAAAAGGTAAGAAATATGTTGGATGAATGTAAATCTGAACAAGAATTAAAAGACATATATTCATATTTTATATCACAGGCTATAGATGAAAATAATATGTTTAGATTATCATATCCAGCAGATTTACGAGAAATTCATTCTGAGATAATTCATAAGTTGGATGCATTTAAAATGATGAATAATATAAAATAATTTTTTATTTCAATTTTTATTGTTATATTTGTATTAAATAATTTAAACTATGATAAAAATATATCACAATTCGGAATTTATAATGGACAGTTATGATGATGAAAGTATAACTGGGTTCCTCAGACATGTTGCTAATATTGACACAGATGATTTAGAAGAAGCATTTGGTAGAAGTCAGAATTATTTACCAAGTGGTTGGTTGAAATCTGAAAAGGTTGAAAATATTTGTGGTGCTGAAAAAATCAGATCAACTTCAGCAGGTGATGTTTTTGAACTTAATGGTGTTTCATATAAAGTTGGTGATATTGGATTTGTAAAATTATAAAATAATATGGAAGAATTAATTAGTAAATTAAAAGAAGTAAAATATTTAAATGAATTAGAAAATTTAAATATTGGTCGTATCAATTATGATATATCATATAGAGGTGGAAAATTATATTTTCGTGCATCGGATATTGAAAAAGTCACTGGTATTTCTGAGTATGATATGTCAAGTAAGGTTGGTGCATATTCTAATTATCTTGGTGGTGGTCTTAGAGGTTCAATCATGACAACTTCATATAACAATGAATTATCTATGTTAGAATGTGAGTTTTTATACGAACTTGGTCAAGCCTGTAAAAGAGTTTATATAAACCTTGAAAATGAAGATTGTTTAAATGATGAAGAAACTATTGATGGTGAAATTAATTGGGATGCAAAAGGAACAAATCTTTGTAGAGAAAGTGGAATCGTTAGTGCTTATTAAAAAATAAAAAAGTTATGAGAGAAATATTTGAAAATAATGGTTTGAACTATGGTAGAATGATAGGTGGTTCTAAAACACTTTATGTTAAAAAGCACTCTAAGAATAATATCTTATTCAATGCGTGTGTTGTGACATTATCTGGTGGTGATGTTTGGCATGGTGATTTAGATTTAACTCTTGATTGGGAAAAATTATCTGCAGTGTCAAAAGAAATTGGAGAACCATTATACATTTTAATGGAATCTGATGGTTATGATGTTAAAATGAAAAATATTGAAAAAGCTATTAATGATGCAATGTATATTGTAGATGAAAATGGTTTCGATAAAGGTGAAAAAGGTAAATTTTTTAGCATAAAAATTAAAAAACATGAGTAATAAAATAGAAATCAACGTTCCTGAAGGCTACGTATCCAAAGAGGAAAAAACAGAAAACGGAATTAATATTATCTTTGTTAAAGAAGATAAAGAAAAAGAAATGACGGAATTTTTTAGAGATAAATTGAATGGTTTAACTATCAAACTAGATGATAAATACCCTGATTCAGTTTTTTATGTGAAAAATGATGATGTTTTGTTTGAATTAGAACAGGATGGTAACGATAGAAGTTTTTATGTTAAATATGATGGTATATGGTCAGTTTTTGAAACGAAATATGATATGAAATATGATGATATTCAATCATTTATAAGGATTGTGGTGGAAACTGATTTAAAATTGGGATCAACCACACCATTTCTTACTTCAGGATATGCCTTCGATGTGGTGGAAACTGATTTAAAATTGGGATCAATCACACCTTTCAGAAATTTGTATCTTTGATATGATTAGTTGGAAACTGATTTAAAATTGGGATCAATCACAACAGAATATCTTTATCGCTTTCAAAACCGATAGGTGGAAACTGATTTAAAATTGGGTTCAATCACACCAATGCGAAATTCCGATAGAAACATTAATGAGGTGGAAACTGATTTAAAAAATAAATAAAAAGTAAAAATAAGTATTAATAATTTAAAATGTAAAAAATGAGAAAAGAATTTTGGTATGTATTAATAGCAGTCGCATCATTGGCTGTTATTCTAATTATTGGTTATTTTGTTACAAGTAACAAAGAAATTAAACAGCGTGAATTAGTATTGAATCAGCAAAAAGTGTGTGAAGCAAACTTTGACAAAATGTATAAAGTTATTGCACAAGTTGCAGAAGTTGCTGACGTTAAAATGGAAGAATCAAAAGAAGCGTTCAAAGAAATTTATCCTGAATTAATTTCAGGTCGTTATGAGAATGATAATGCAACTCTTATGAAATGGATTCAAGAATCTAATCCACAATTCGATATTGCAAATGCAGCAAGTTTGTATGATAAATTAGCAATTGTTATTGAATCTAATAGAGAACAATTTTTTGTTGAACAAAAGAAATTACAATCATATAGGACAGAACATAATAATATATTAAAAACATTTCCAGGTTCATTTTATCTAGATAGAGATACAATTGAAATTGTAATAATCACTTCAGATTATACTGAAAAAATATATAATAGTGGTAAAGAAGAAAATATTAACATTTTTAATAATTAATATATGTGGACAATAATAATTTGTGGTGCAATAGCTATTATAGTATCATCGATAATATATTATCGTGAAGTTGGAATTGAATACATTGATTTTTTTTCAGCTATATTGGTTGAAATAATGTTTGGTTTGATTGGTGCGCTTATTGGAATACTTATCGCTGTTATCATACCTGGTAAAATGATAGAACAAAAAGAAACTGTTCAAATTATTGCGATACAAGATAATATTACAATGAATGGTAGTTTCTTTCTAGGTAGTGGTCAAGTAGATGGTGAAATGAAATATATGTATTATTATAAATCTGATAGCAACACGTATAAATTTGGTGATATTGATGCTGATATTTGTTCAATATCATATGATAGTATTAATCCGAGAATAGTCTTTACATATAAAATAAAAGATGAAAATGCGATTATAAATATTTTCTCAATCAATAATAAATATTATTTAGATAAAGCTATTATTTATATTCCAGAAGGATCATTAGTTTCAAATTATAACTTAGATTTAAAAAATTAAAAATTATGGCAGTTTGGTTAGTTTTATTAATTCCGTTTATTATAACGATATATTGTGTTTATAAATATAAAAGAAATTTGGTGTGGTGGGAAATATTAATTCCTATTGCAACATCAACAATCATTATATTATTATTTAGTTGGATTGGTAGATCATCATTAACTAAAGATTATGAATATTTCGGTGGTTATATCAAACAAGTTGAATATTATGAAGATTGGGATGAATATATTCATCAAACTTGCACAAGAAGTGTTCCATGTGGCACAGATAGTGATGGTAATACACAGTATTGTGATGAAACATATGATTGTAGTTATGTAGATTATCATCCTTGTTATTATGTTGCTATTGATAATAATGGAATATCATTTAATTTATCTGCAGAAGAATATAATAAATTTGTAAAACAATTTGGTAATGAAAGTTTTGTTGATATGGGTAGAGATTATTATTCAGATGATGGTGATGCTTACATATCAACTTGGGATGGATCATATGAAAGTTATGAGTTTGTTGCAACAGAACATAGATATACAAATAAAGTCCAAGTATCTAAGGATGTTTTTAATTATCCAATTGTAACTGAAGAAGAAATAAAACAATATAAGTTATATGATTATCCTGAAATACAAGATTGGAATAAATTACCTGCTGTATTGTCTAATAGTATTAAAATATCATCAGATATTCAAAAGAAATATGATTGGTTGAATGGTATGTTAGGTAAGAATAAACAAGTTCGTGTATGGGTTTTAATTTTCGATGCTAAAAGCAGTAAACAAAATGGACAAATGCAAGAAGCATATTGGAAAGGTGGAAATAAAAATGAATTAGTTATTTGTATTGGAACTGATGGAAAAACTGTTAATTGGACACATATATTCACATGGTGTGAAGTTCAATCTATTAAAATTGATATTAGGAATTTTTTAGAAACATCTAAAAGTTTAGATTTAATCGCATTGAGTGATTTTACATACAATCAAATAAATACTAAATGGAAACGTAAAGAATTTGCAGATTTTGATTATCTAAGTGTTGAAACACCAACTTGGTCTATATGGGTGATTATCATATTAACTATTGCTGCAAGTATTGGAACATCAATGTTTATAGTTAAAAATAATATTGATACCGATGAAGATTATGATTATTATGATCCAAATAAAAACCGATTCAAAAATTGGTTCAATGCAAATATAATAAAACTCAGCGAATTTATACATAAAACAATTGATAAAATAATAAATAAATGAAGATAGAAAAAAATCAAAGTTATAAAATTAGATTTATGCCTAATTTTACAAACGTAACAAAAAGCATAGAAAGATTAACAATGAAATATAAAGATAGTAAACCAACTAATATATATTTTACTTACATTTTAAATGATGATAAAATAGATAATCTGAAATTTGGATATGTTATTAAAAAGTCTATTGAAAAATGTCTTCAAGGTTATCTTGGAACATCAAAAGGACATGTCATAGATTGTTATTATGATGATGACGTAAAATCTTATTTTGCAAATGATGATTTTTCTATTATAACTATAGATGAATTTACAGCAAAAAATAAAGGATACACTGAATATTTTGATATAGTTGAATATAAACCAAGAAATCCTTTTGATATTAAAAATAATTTACATTTATGTTTTGATACTGTAGATGATAGGTCATTTTTAAACTATACTAATATGCGTTGGGTTGAAGAAGGTGAACCATTATGGCGAGTAGGTGATTCTAAAGATAATATACCAAAATTATATGATGATGCTATTGCGTTATCAGTAATAATGAATAATTATAAATTAGATTTGATAAAAGAAGCTGAAACTAACAAATATGAAATAAAATTTGATGATGATGATAGAATATATGGAATTATTACTGATGATTTCCTTGAAGATGTATCATCAATTCCATCAATATCATCAAATATTGCTGAAACTGAACAGATATTAGTAACCGATTTACAAATAAAAATTGTTCGTGATGAATTGAAAAATCATATTTTAAATGCTATTACTGATTTCAAATCAACAGAAGTTCCAAATTATAAATTAACTAACGATGATGTTGATAATACTTTAACATCATTAATTTCTATTCGCTTTAAACAATAATTTATGAAAAAAATATTAACAATTTTACTTATTTTAATAACAAGTATATGCTATACGCAAAATATAGTATCTTTTGATAATAAATACTATAAAACAGATAATTCTATAATGTTCAATGATTATCAACAAACAAATTTATTAAAACCATTGGTCACTACATCAAAAAAAGATAATAACATTAAGACTGCTGCAGTTATAGGTTATATTTTACTAAATAGTTTTGTAGTAACATCATATATACTTGATAATAAAGTTGATAATCCAGATTATTGGATAAATCCACATGGTTCAAATAATAATTATCCTGAATTGGATACTAAACGTAGTGGCACAGTAGGAATGATTGCGACAACAGTGTTATCAACGGGATTGTTAGTAACTATATTAGTAAGTTTTTAATCAATAAATAATTTAATATATAAAGAAAAAATAATATTAAATTATGAAAAACTTAAAATCTTATAATGAATTGATGTCGAATGTTCCTAATTCAAATATACCAACAACAGATGAAGAAATTCTACGTGCTGGAATCATTGCAGAATTAGATGCTATAAATTTGTATGAACAGATGGCAAAAAATGCAAAAAATTCAACATTAAAAAAAGTGTTGTTAGATATTGCAAAAGAAGAAAAAACGCATGTTGGTGAATTTGAAGCTTTACTTAATGATATTGATAAAGAACATGCAGAAGAATTGAAAAATGGTAAAGATGAAGTTGATGATTTGAAGTAAAAAAAATCTGAAATAATTTTTTTATTGTAAAATTATAACTATTTTTGTGAAACATTAAAAAATAATAAAAATGTCTAAAATTAAAGATGCGATTAATAATATTGAATTACCTATGGAATTTAAAAGAAAGTATGATAGTGGGTTGATAAATGATGAAGGTTATGATTTATCATTGTTGAATGATAAGGAAATAGATTATTTCAGAATGTTTTATCCAACTAGTGGAGTTTTGTTTTTATCATCTGAACCAGGATTGGCAAAAACATCAATAACAAAAAATATTGCTAAAAAAATCAAAAAAGTTGAAATCATAAGATTTGATGATGGAACAATTGATTTTAATTCGTCAGGTAAAATGATTGGTGATGGTCTTTATTATATTGATTTAAGATTATCTCTGTTAGATGAAACTGATGTTGGATTATATCCAAATAAAGTTATCATGGAAGTTATTGAAAATCAAGAAAGTGTTAAGAAAGCCTTTCTAGAACATATTGTGCCAGTGTGGGCATATAAAGCCAATGTTAGACCTGAAAAGAAAGGTCTACCATATTGTGGAACTCTTATACATTTCGAAGAATTAAATAGAGCACCATTATCTGTTAGAAATGCAGCATTACAATTATTATTAGAAAGATGTATTGGATTTGAGTTTGAATTCAATGATGATGTATTTATGATGTCTAGTGGTAACCTTGGTGATGAAGATGGTACAGATGTTGAAGAATTCGACTCAGCTTTAAATGGTCGTTTAATTCACATTAAACACACTATGAATTATAAAGAATGGATTGAATATTATGCTGATGAACATGTTCATAAATCTATTGTGAATTTTATTCTGACTCATCCATCATATTATTATATTGGATTCAAAAATAGAGATGGTAAAGATAAATCTTATGCTAATCCTAGATCTTGGACATTTTTAAGTGATTTTATTATTAAAAATTTTGGCAAAGATAGTGATCCTAAGAAATGGATAAGCACAGTTATGAGATTAGGATATGGATATGTTGGTAGTGCAAATTTAGAATTCTGCAGATATATAAATGATATATTAAAACTTAATATTGATATGATTTTAAATGATTATCCAAATATTAAAAAGCAAAATCCAACGTTAAGTAGAGATAAAAAATCTGAATTATTATTTGAATTGAAATCATTATCAGTATCATCATTAACTGATGATCAAATTGAAAATATGAAATTGTTTTTATTAGATTTGGATAAAGATGAAACCGCATCATATATAGTTCATATTGTAGATAATGATGTTATAGATGGTATAAGCAATGTGGTACAACCATCTAAATTGTTGATATCATTTTTACATGATAAGAGATTTGTTATACATTTAGATGCTATAAGTAAATGCTTGGAGGAATAAAATTATGAAAATATTAATAATTATAGTTGCAGCATTAATACTAATTGGTTTAATAGTTATGATTTCATTATACGTATTAAACAATATGAAAATGAAAAAATTTAGAAAACAACCAAGAGGTTGGATTGTTAAATATTGGCGTAATCAAGATAGTGATATTGGTCGTGTCAAAGATTTAAAAGATGATGTTGTTTATTTAGAAACATTATCTAATGGTGATGTCACACGTAGTATAAATGATATTTTAATATTACATAGATAATGGAAAATAAAATAGGCGAAATAAAATTTCTTGATATAGTGGTTCCAGTATATTATCATGTAGAACAAAAAGAAAATATCACTACAATGTGGTCTGTTAGAAATCCAGATGCATATTACCATGGTTATGCTTACTTAGATAAAGATGGAACTATTTCATATCCTGAAGGAACTGTTCTACCTGAATTTAAAGATAATGATGGTGAAGTATTACCAAAATTCACCGTTATCGGATCAAAAATTATAACAGATGAAATTGAATCTGATTTATTGTTAAGATTCAAATCGGAATATAATGAAAGAAATAAACATAAATTTGATAAACTTATTTAAAAATAGTAATTATGGTAAACACAGAATCAAAACCAAATTGGCTTGAAAAACATATTGAAAAACATAAGGATGAATATAAGGACAAAGTTTGTCCAGTTTGCGGAAAACCGTTAACACATGAAAGCATCGGTTATATGAGATACGGTTATGTTTGTAATAATATAAGCTGTCATTATAATCCTAATCGTGATTGTTAATTATGGATATTAAAGACATCAAATCTGAAGAAATGCAAGAAATAATAGATTTTTATTATTTTATTGAAGAATATGGTCACATCTTTTATGGTGATGATAGCGAACTCACTGAACCATTTAAAAAAATAATGGATGGTATCAGTGATGTTCGTAAGATCATTGAAAATTACTATTCGTATTAACTGTATATTGATGGTCCACTATATTCCCAATGCCAACTTTCGAACATATTATTAATTTTAGTTTCTTGTGTTTTTTTATTACTCTTATTCACACTAGCCCACGATGGATGTATAATATTTAGTGATTTACCATTTTTCTTTAACCAATCATATAGATCTTGTGTCATATCAATATCAAGAGCTAATCCCCAACCATGTTGAGATGTTCCTGGTGCTGCCGCAGTTTTTTTCTTTTTATGCACAGAATCTTCATAATATTCTACAGTATTAGTGTATGGTCTATAACCTTCATTAACAGTAAAACATTTACCACCATGTGATTGTTTATATAATTTTACTAATTTATCCCAAGATTTTGCAGCATTTTCTTCAAAATAAACTGTTGAATTTCCAATTGACACTGGAAATAATAGTTCACTGGGAATTTCACCATTTGTAATTATTCCATATTTTTTTGTATTTCTTTTTTGTTGTGTGCCACCTGGTTTACCATATCTATATTTATCATATGCTTCTGGCTTAATTCTTTCTCCTTGACTTCTAGATTTACCAGTTCCATATTTTGGTGATTTATATCCACCACTATTACCATCATATCCGCTAACTTCGCCTGCAACAACATCTTGATAATTGGATGACATATCACCATTAGAACTATATCCTTGTGTATCTGAATAAGGATCATATACATTATCAATACCTTTTCTACCTGCCCAGAAATTTTCATATGATGTTACTTTATCAGCATCTTCTTTTACTGTAAAACTACCATATATATCATTGTTTTTGATTTCGTTACCTGGCACTATAGTATTTGGTGCGACAATTGTTCCACCTGTTTTTCTACCTGACCAAAATCCATCATTTGGATCAGATGGAATTTGACCACTAACATCTTTTGTTGTTGTCGTAGTTTTTCTATTTTCAATATCATTAGAATCAACAATTTGCTTTCTTTGTATATCATCCATGATAATTTCTTTCGCATCACTATTGTATGATGTTCCAGCTTTTGGATAAAGTGTCGTTGCTAATGATTCGTCTGTTAATATTGTTTCTCCTGTGTCCATATAATATTATTGTTTTATCCTTGTAATTGTGTTTTATATTTCTTAAAAAATTCTAATGGTATTAATTCATGATTTAATTGAACATATTCAATTGAACTTGAATTTGTTGAATATGTTGTGTTTTTACCATCTAATATTTTTTTAAGATTTTTTCTGCAAATTCCAACATAGCCACTTGTTCCCCAATTTTCTGGTCTGAACATTATTCTGACTCTACCTTTCCAATCTTCTGACACATATTTCATGTGTCTATCTTCTGTTGCAGGATCCATTAATCCAATAAAATCAAATATGTTTTTATCTATTGTTTGCCATACTTTTGGACCTCCACCAGAAAATCCAGCAACAGCAACAAATGTTATATCTGGATTAGCTGCCATAATAACATCGGCTGATCTTCCAAGTTGACTTTCAAATATAACAGTTCGATTAGTTAATGATAATCCTGCGGCAATCCATTGTTCTTTCATCCAAGCAGGTGTCGCATAGTCTGCACCACCATATATAATAACTCCACGTTTCACACCATCTTGTGGATCTGCTGATGCTGTTGTTTCGCCAGTTGTTTCGCCATTTGTTGTTGGTAATACTGTTCCACCGAATTTATAACTATTTTCTTCCATTTTTGTCCATTCTGTTGTTTTAAAATCTCCACCATACATAAACATTTGTTTTTTTAATATGGTCAAAATTTGGTCTTCATATAATTGTGTATTATCAAAAGTTACTTTAATTGGTGGTAATCCTAAATTGTTATTTATCACACAATCCCAACCATAACCTTCAGTTATTTCATATGTATATTGAACAACTTTTGATGCTAAATCAACACCTGCTGATTGATCTGGTGCTATAGCTTCATCATCTGTTATAATAATATCAATTGATAAATCACCATATATTAATCCATCTTCACCAACACCTCCATCATGAGAACCTTTCAACTCTTTATCTTGTTTATTTGGTTCATTCAATAATGTTTCCTCTGCATTTTTTTCTCTTGTTGTTGTTATATTATCTTTCACATTAGTTGGAACGACTTCACTACTTAAAATAGGATCTGCATTAATTTTAGTTAAATTATCATCTAATGTAGGTGAACTTTCTCTAGATAAACCTTGATCTAGACATTTTGCATTATCAACTAATTTTACATGTTGAGATGCAAATGTTTTTCTAATAGAAAAATATTTTTGTATAACTAAATCTAATGCTGGTCTTAATACTGGAGCACCTAAATTTCCAGTTAAATTATTAGGAACTGCTAATGTGTTCATTAATTCATCAAACCATTCTAACCAATGATCACCCAAAATCGCACTTTGACTAGCTTTATTATGTCCGATATGAACTGTTTGATCATTATCTTTTAAATGTAAATTAATTCCGCCTTTATCTATTGATATTTGATTATTAAAATAATCTAGCATTAAATTTTCATTATCTGAATATATTTGAGTTCTATGATCAAATAATAAAGCTATAAAATCTTTATATTCATCATCTTTTAATCCTTTTAATTTATTTTCTAAATTTATATTATAATGTTCTGAAAAAATATATTCTAAATAATATATATCACCAGTTGGAAATATAATATTAACTATTTTTCCAACATCTGGTTTTCTAAAATCTTTACCATCAGTATTTTTCCATGGATGTGCCCATGGTAAATTCATAGTTGGAATTCTATCAGCATCATCAAAAACGCCTTGAACTCTAATTTTAATTCTACCAATTCTTAATGGATCAATATTTTCTTCTACGATTCCAACGAATATTTTATTTTTTAATTGTTCTTCTTGTGTTTGTCCAAAATCAAACATATTTTATATTTATTTTTTATCCTATGCCAATAGAATTTAATCCAGATGATGTAACATCATCGATAGAATTTGAAGTTTGTGTTATTGTATTATCTCTAAACTCTTCAATTGTATCATTAAGGAGATTTGTATAATCATTTCCTAAATTCTGTAAAAATGTTTGTGGTGTAACAACATATTTAGAAAGATCAAATTTATATATATTTTCTGGATAGAATGGAACAAATCCAGGATTAATTTTACTAATTATCATTTGTTGTATTGGATTAAATAATTTACCAACCTCAGTTATTGCAGCACGTTCAGCATCATTAATATAACCATCAATATTATCTAATGCAACATCTACAACCAATCCATTAATATTACCATCTTCATCTCTATTGATTAATTTTTTAACAGTTCCTTGATAACTTTCTATCAAATCTTTACTATTATTTTTTAGTTTTGTAAGCAATTTATCTTTATCTACAGATTTATCATCAGTAGTTCCATCTGGATTTGTTCTAGTATTAAATACACTATCATTAAAAGGATTAGGTGAATCAATCAAATCTGATATTGTATTTATACTTTTATATTTTGTATTATCTATTTTATTTTGATTACTTTCTTGATTTATTCTAGTTATGGATTTTATATTATTAAATGTATTAGTTGCAGATGTTTCTTTAAAATTTATAATTTTAGATTGTTTATTTCTAATCAATCTGATTTCACTATCCATTCCATAATTTACTAATGTATTAACAAATTCTTTTTCAACAGATTTATATTTTATATCGAATTTTATACTTGATGCATTTGATATAAGAGCTGTGCCAAATCCTGCTATAGCAATATTATCTTCAAATGGTTTAGACTTAAAAAAATTAAAATTACAATCATGTAAAGTATAAATCATTCTTGGTGGATTGGTATTAGTAGTTGATACATATTGACCATCAACTTTATTAACGATATTAAATGTTCTCATATCAGTTATTTCTAGCATCAAATCAAATCTTAAACAATTTTCAGGTATTAAATATCTCTGGTTCTTATAAGAATAACTTAAATTGTTATACAATTCGGCTAAAAGAGATGCTCTTAATGCAACATCTTCAGATAATGTTATTGTTAATATATCATCACCATATTTAGCCATTTTATTTACTAATTTATCTAATCCACCAATACTATTAATATAATATTTCTTTTCTAATATTTCTTTTAGATTTCTTTGAAATGTTAATAATATTGGTTTTCTATTTTCAATTTCACTGATATTACTATATCTATCAATAAATGACATCGCTGAATTCTTACCATCAAATAATGGTGATGAATCTTCATCAATTTTTAAATGAAAAATTAAAAATGTAGGATCTTCAAAACTTTCTATATTTTTACTATATCTAAAAGCATCTTCTGCCGAAGTTCTCATAGAACTTTTTCTAGATGGTGATTCAGTTGCAACACTATCTATTGTTAATCCATCTAAACCATTTGCTGTCTGCGTATTAGATGGTGTTAATGTTTCAACAGTAGCATCATTAGTCACTGTTGTATTAGCATCATCTTTTTGTGCTTTTTGTGTTTTATCACTATTTATACCAAATTTACGACTAACTGAATTTGCTGTTATATCAGCAGCATTATTTATACTTTTTAATGGATCCAACGGATCTATATTTAAATTATCTATAGTCATTATGCGTTCTTTATTTTTTCTCTTCTATCGAAATTATATTTATTTGTCAATTCACGTTTAACTAATGTTATTTCTTGTTCAACGCCTTTTCCTTGACCTGAAAATTTCATATCAATAGCAGTAATTAACCAATCACCTGATAATTTATTATTTATTTTATCGTCATGTTGTCTTGATAATCTTTTAATATCTTTACCATCATTTTCTAATTGAATATCTTTTTCTGTATTATCTGGTTTATTTAAATTATATATTTCAACAGTGACTTTTTGAAATCTATATAATCCGTAATTTGGTTTTGCCATTTTAATTTTCATTTTTAATTTTTGTAAAAATTTCAAATTAAATTCGTTTTGAAATTGTGTATGAATATAATTTTTATGACAATTATTAATATCATATTTTCCTAAATATTCATTAACAACCATATTATCATATAATTCATTATCTTCAGAATCTTTTAAAACGATAGAATTTTCATCATCTGTTGTTATAGCATCTAAGTCATATTTATTCATTTTTTTATCAATGATATTAAACGTATTTAATTTATTTTTATAACCATAAGTCAAATTAACATTTGTGCTACTGTTCAATAATGTAAATTTTTTGATATGCATATTACTATTAGTTTCGTCTGGATGATTTGATAATATCAATGCTGTTTCTTCTTGCAAATTATCTGACATTGATTCTTCCACTAAATTCATTTGATTAGATATATCCGATTCTAATTGTTTATTAATATCAATGATATTAAAATTATATTGGAAATCCACATAACCAAATAAAAAGGTTTCATCATCAACATAAGAGTTTTTAACAATATTTTTTAAAAATTCAATTCTATAATTAGAAGGATTTATCCAAATCATATTATCATTAGTATTTGTTATATTAGTTACAAAACCCAAACCCATTTCTTTTGCTAACTTTCTTAAAACATCAAAAGATGTTCCACCATAACTTTCAAAATCATTTAAATAAAAATCATTTATATCAATTATAGCATCTATTTCATATTTCAAATCTTCTTGACCTTCTCTACCTTTAATGATATTAAAATCTGTTATTTTAAAATCCATTTTAATTCCATAGAATGGACTATCTGGACTTGGTGATCCTTTATAAATACTAACAGTAGAATTATCTAATGGAAAATTTTCATCACATAATTTACCAGTTGGATCAACAAATACTATGGTCACTTTTGGTAAATATGTATTGTTATTTAATATTATAGTTTCAATTGAACTTGGTTCAATTTGTAAGCCATTCAACCAAACAATAGGTCCTCTATTTAAATCACCAGCGTTCTGTTGAACTTCACGATCAGTTTTTTCTCTATCACCAGGATTTTCTGAATAATCTAATTCATATGATTTTGTTACTATTGTAGGTAAATCAATTCTTTCTATCATTGTAATTTATTATTTATTTTTATCTTTTTGTTCTTTTTATCTATAATGATTTGGTCAAAATTAGATGGTTTAATTGTTGGTATCACACCAGTTTCTCTATTAGGATCAATTCTAGTTGATTTATTTTTAGGATTTGCTATTGTTTTACTAGTATCATCATCTTTTTCTAATTCTCTATAACTTTCTATTAAATCAATACTAACATAATATATTATATCATTGCGTTTAACATTCCACATATTTATAATATTATTAATCATCATTAATTCTTCCAAATATTTGACAGAACCATATAATCGTTTACATACTAAATCTAGTCGACCATCTTCAGTTTCTTGAACATAATCTTGTGATAATGTCATTTTTCTATCTATTATAGTTTGACGAAATATATCATATAATCCGCCTTGATTTTCATCTCTTTTTATATTATCAAATGTGTATGATATCATAATATTAAGTTGTTTTTTTTAATGAACCATTAAATCCAGCCACATTTACTGTAACTTGCTTAATTTCGGTTATACCAAATTGCGTTTTTAAACTATTTTCCAAAGCAGTCATATCACTATCAATAGTTGATGTTGTTTTTGCACTTTCGCCTTTATATAAATATGATGATGTGTCACCATTCATTTTCAATTCATATAATTCTACCCATCTCTCAGTGGTAACCATCATCTGATTGAATGCATAATCAGGAACTTGTTTTGTAGTTGGTATATCATCAGGTTTATTTGTTGGTGTTGCAGTCGTTGGTGTTGCTTGTTGTTGTGCTGTTGCACCAGTCACTTGTGTTGTTCCTGGTGTTGTTGGTGTTGAACTATAATAAACTCTATCATAACCATTATTAAAAACTTGCATAAGTTCTTGTTTACCCATATTTCTACCTTGTGATACTGCAATATCAACATTTAATTTTGTTGGTATATCATTAAATGCAAATTCATTATTTGGTTTCAATGTCACACTTTCAACTATAATATTTCCCATTGAAATATATGGTGAATATGGATTACCAATTGTTAAATGCCAAGGTGTTGTATTTTGACCAGTCATAACAGCAATTGAACCTTGCAATGCGTAACGCCATTTACCAACCGTAGATGCTAATAAACCTCTTAATAATGAATTATTATTAACATCAGCACCAAAACTTGTTATTTTCTCAGTTATACCTGTTCCTATTTTGGTCTTTTGTTCTTCCGTTTTATTTCCCTCTGCATCTGTTGTTTCTTCTTTACTTCCAAAGGATTCTTTAAAAGTTGTTGCAAATGCTACAACTTCTACTAAAATTGAATTAATTGCTTCAATAAAAGCAGTAAAGACATCTACAATAAAATTAATCCATGCTTCTGGACTATTACCTTCACCACTGATTGCTGCTTCTAATGATGCTAATGAACCACCAGAAAATATATATTTTGTATCTCTAGTGCCCATTGTTAAACAATTTTGAATAATATCTAACATTGCTGAACCTGGATCAATATCACCAATATATTTTTGTTCATATGATGTTTTTAATGTAAATGTCCATTTAGATTTATTACTAAAAGACGGTTTAGCATCAATTGCTCTAGATGCAGCTTCTTGTAAAACATCTGGATCCCCTTGTGGTATTGTTGTGCCATCATAATTCGATATTCCCATTCTATTTAAAAAATTAAATAATAATCCTTGTGTGAAGCCAGGAACTGGAATAAGTTGTTCAACATTTAATCCAAATTCAGCATTCATAATTTCAACAATAACTTGATCCATTCTCTTATTCTGAGTTGTCCAAGTTTCATTGAATTGTAATGAAAGCAAATCACTATCTTTATCATCACCAGGTTCTATCCATCCAATCATTGTTGAAATTGGTGTTGTTCCTTTATCTGATATGTTATCAGGCAATAATCTATGATTTGGTGGATTATTAAATCTTCTAAGAACCCACATTCTATTTAATGGATAAACACCCAAATCAGTTAAATAAGAAAAATCTGCAGCTTTGAATCTCATTTTAGAATAAGTTGGATCTTCAAAATCTTTAATCAATCTTAAATATGGATTTATATCTTCATTTCTTCTATAAATTGTATCTTTATAATAATTTTGCATTGTTTTCCATTCTTTACCTTTAAATACAACAACTTTAGATTTACCAGTAAATTTACCATCAGCATCTTTTTGTTTAGATGATTCTAATGGACCTTTTGCGGCAACATTTCCTTCTTTTGTTATATCAACATCGCCAAAATAATTATTATAAATAGTATCTCTATTATTATAATTATAAAGAATTGGTATATTTGTTATGAAATCGAATTCGTTCATTGAAAATTTTTATTTTATATATTAAAAAATATTAAACTAAATTGTAAATTTTTTAGTATATTTAATTGATGTTTGGATATTTAAATAAAGATATGACTGTTAATGAATTGAAAATATGGATTTCCAATTTGTTTAATTGTTGCTATGTTGTTAAAAAACATGGTTTCGAATATTACATATTCGATAAATTATATTTGCGAAAAAAATACATAATGTCACTTTTGAATAAACCATGTAAAATTCCTAAACAACATAATGGTGGAACTATTTTATTCATGAGTAGTGATATAAAAACTTACATGTACTATGATTTAAAACTATATCAAGAATTGAATAAGATTCTATGTGGACAAGAACTTGAAATTTTCATGAAAAAATTCTTTAATGAACAATCAAAATATAAAGATTTAGAAATTATTTGTGACAAATCATCAACATTAGATTTAAAAATGGATATTATCACAAAAGATTGGCGCAATTAATTTTTTTTAATATATAATTTATATTGAATCTATTTAGCAATTTACGATAAAAATCATAAACTAAATAATATGTTAAACAGCAATTTGCTTTTTAACTGGCCAATCAATTTGACCTCTACTCCTTAAAGTTTGTACAATATCTTGCACCTTATTTGGAGATACTTTCCGCAATATATTCATTGCACCATTCTCGTCTGCATTTATCCTCAATCCTTTTGAGGTAACAAACAATCCTCTATGCTTCCTTCTACCTACATAATTTTCTTGCTTATTCAATTCTTCTAAATCCAATGCAGAACACTTACTTGTATAACTCTCTTCATTAATCACAACATTCATCCCTACCTCAATCCCTTTATACTCAATCATACCTATCAATTTCATATAAGGTATATTCACAAATGATTGATTTGTCTTACGTCCTAAACTCACTCCTTGCTTCCATTCTTTATTATAACCAATAACTAAATTATAAATATTTTTCTCTATGCAATAATCAACTATAATCCTTGAGGTTTTGTGGAGATAGTTTTCAATTTTATTATTACGTTTGATTGTCAATTTATTTAATCGGTTTGAGTAATTCTTGTTATGTTTTATTTTAAGCTCACTTTGTATTTTAGATTTCTTTTTATTGTAATACTGATTTATAGACTTTAATGGTTCTCCATTTATTATTAATGAAGAGTTAGTAACTGTATCAAATGTAGTTGCAAGATTATTAATTCCTAAATCAATAGACATCCAGTTTTCATTTGGTTCAATTTTAGTTTGAATTTCTTTGTCATAAACAACTTCAATTTTATAACATCCAGATAATGGAATCAGTCTAACTTGTCTTAACGTTCCTTGAATGTTTGTTTTAATTGGAATTAGTTTAGACTTTTTAGGAAAATGAATAAATCCATTTTTAAGTTTTGCTTGGTTCGTTGTAAATATGACTATATTTCTTCCTTTGATTTTGTGTTTGTAGTGAGGAAATTGAGGACATCCTGTCAAAGATTTTTTATTTTGTTTCCATTTGGAAAGTAATTTAAAAAATGAAGTCAGACTTTGATCAATCACCATCAGAATTTGTTGTGAAGAGTTGGAAGGAAGTGCAATGTAGTCAGGATTGTTTGAGATTCTTAAAAGTTTCTCTAGATCGTTATAACGAATGATTTTTCCAGTTGATTCTTTAGTTTGTTTGATGGTGTATATGGAAGCATTGTACAGGTTCTTGGAAAGGAAGCAAAGGTTGTCAATATTTTTCCAGTTTTGGTTGTGTTTGGTTATAATATGTTTCTCTGTACGTGTCAAATAATATAGGATTTCTGTTTATTTATATTATATATATTCAACTACTGTATAAAAATTGATGAAAAGTAAAAATAATTGAAAAATAGTTAAATTTTTATATTAAATTATTTTTATTATTGAAGTTTAAATATTATATTTGTAAAAAATAATGAAAAATATGGAATTAGCAATTGTTAAATATATAAAAAAACATGGATTATTTAAAACTATAAATGATTTTAACTTAACTTACAAGGAATATCCTAATAAGGTGTTATTGAAATATAGTCAAACTGAATCTCCATTTAAATGTGAAGAAGTTCGTGATGCAAGAGGACTCATATTAGATAAACATGATTGGTCTGTTATGAGTTTAGGATTCAGGAAATTTTTCAATAATGGTGAAACAAATGCTGCTAAAATTGATTGGAAATCTGCTCATGTATTAGAAAAAATAGATGGTTCTTTTGCTCAAGTATATTTTGATAAATATTTAAATGAATGGTGTGTTGGATCTAGTGGAACCGCAGAAGGTGAAGGTGTGGTATTTGGACGAATATCATTTAAAGATTTATTTTATATGTCAGCAAAAGGAATGAATTTTGATAAATTAATTAAAGGTAATACATATTGTTTTGAATTGACAACACCTCATAATATTGTTGTTACACCACACAGAGATTTTAATGTAACTTTATTAGCTATTAGAGAATTATCAAATTTAACTGAATTTAAATATAAAGATGTGATAAAAATTGGTGATGAACTAAATGTAAAAACAGTCAAAAGATTTTCATTAAATAATAATGCTGAAATATTAAAAACATTTGAAGGTTTGCCATTTTATCATGAAGGTTATGTTGTTATTGATAAGAATTTTAGTAGAGTTAAAATTAAAAACCCTGCATATTTAGCTGCACATCATTTGAAAAATAATTGTGCTCCACATTCTATATTAGATATTATAAAAACTAACGAGATAGATGAATTTGTTGCAACATTTAAAGAATTAGAACCAATGGTTCGTGACTTGAATAAAAAATATCATGATTTAGTTTCTAGATTAGAAAAATGCTGGGTTATTTTAAAGTCTTTAAAACCAACTAGTATTGAACCTAAGGAAAAAAAGAGATTTGCTGAATGTGTTTTCAATGTGTGTGAAGAATTTAATGTTAAAAATTTTAGTAGTATTTTCTTTTTATTAAATGATTATAAAATCACTGATATAAAAACATATATGGCAGACTATGATAATAAAAAATTATATGATATTTTAAATTCCAAATAGATGACTGAACAAGAATTAAAACAATGGTTTTGGAATAAATTTTTCTCATGTTATTCAGTTAAACATGATGATTATCCTGATGCCATATTTATGGTATATGACAAACAATTTCTAAGGAAAGTTGTTATTAATTTCATTCTAGGTAAAGATATTGAATATCCAAAGGATGTTAAAGGAATTTGTTTATTTGAAATAGATTATGATAATAATTTTTTATGGACTAATTATGATGAAATATGGTCAGTTTTAGAAAAACACCTTTTAACTGAATATCATCATATTCAATCAATTGTGAAAGGTTGGTTGTCTGAATCTGATAAATTGGATGTATTAACACCTGGATTTAACTTTCCATATAATATTAATAGATTGTTTGATGCAGATAAACCGAATATATTAATGCCATCTTTTCTTTGTTCTTGGAATTTCTGTAATTTATCTGAAACTGATAAACTGAATATATTAACACCAATGAAAGAAACTGTAAGTGGTCATACTATATTATCTGAATCTGATAAATTAAAATTATTAAAAATAAATTAAAAATGACTGAAGAAGAATTAAAGCAATGGTTTTGGAATAAATTTTTCTCATGCTATCCAGTTAAACATGATAGTTATCCTGATGCCATATTTATGGTATATGATAAACAATTTCTAAGAAAAGTTGTTATTAATTCCATTCTAGGTAAAGATATTGAATATCCAAAGGAAGTTAAAGGAATTTGTTTATTTAAACAAGATAGAAAAAATGGAAGTTTATGGTGTAATAAGAATGAAGTATGGAAATTTTTAGAAAAAAATTATAGAGATAATTATACTGCTGTTCAATCACTTATAAAAGGTTGGTTGATTGAAGCGGATAAATTGAATGTATTGACACCAATATGCTTATCAAATCCGAGTCAAAATCTGTTGGTTGAAGCGGATAAATTGAATGTATTGACACCAAGATTTCCATGGATTGATAATGATGTTTCGTTGACAGAATCGGATAAGTTGAATATATTAATGTCGCAGTCAGAAAAATTATTAACAAATTCAACATGTGTTTAGATAAAATAAAAAGAAATTATGAAAGCAAAATGGTTATTAGAAAAAGATTTATTTGATACTGAATCAGAAATGATTAATGCTATTATTAATAATGGTTATGAATATAAATTAATATCATTTAGCAATAATGATGATATATCAAAAATAATTAATAAATTTAATGCTGATGATTGTGTCGTTTATTATGGATCTATTGGTTTAGCAAAAAAAATAAAAAGAAATGCTTCTTGGATACCCGGTGTGTATCTTAATGAGTTAGCATTTGAATGTACTTCATATTATCCGAACTTTGGTAATGAATTGTTACATAACAATTATATTATGTTACCATTTGGTGATTTAATAAGACAAAAAGATTTCATTTTCAAACAATTTAATTGTGATGAAATATTTTTAAGACCAAATTCAGGAACCAAAAATTTTACAGGAACAGTATTAAATTATGATAATTTTAATGATGGTGTGAATTTAGCTGGCTTCTATGGTATAGAACCAAATTTATTATGTATTGTGTCAAATGCAAAGAAATTAAAAAAAGAATGGCGATTTGTTATAGCAGATCAAAATGTTGTTAGTGGTTCTTTATATAGAGATTGGACAATTGGTGGCGATTATTCAGAATCAGAAACAAAAGATATTGTTTTATTAAAGTCTAAACAAATTGAAGAATATTGTATAGATAATGATGTGTATGATTATGTGAATAGAGTTGCAAAATTATATGAACCTGATAAATGTTGGACTATAGATATTGCATTGTGTGATAATAACGATTTTAAGGTGCTTGAAATCGGTTCTTTTTCCTGTGCAGGGTTATATGCTAATGATATGAATAAAGTGGTTTGTGCTGTATCTAATTCAGCCGAAAATGAATATAATGAATATACTATTTAACTATGACTGAACAAGAATTAAAGATGTGGTTTTGGAATAAATTTCTATCGTGTTATTGTGTTAAACATGATGATAGACCTAAGAGTATTTACATGATATATGATAAACAATTTCTAAGAAAAATAGCTATCAATTCCGTTCTAGGTAAAGATATAGAATATCCAAAAGAAATTAAGGGAGTTTGTTTATTTCGTCAGGATAGTGATAATACTTTTTTATGGTGTGATAATGATGAAATATGGTCATTTTTTGAAAAGAATTATAGAAATGATTATGCTGATATTCAATCACTTATAAAGGGTTGGTTATCCGAAGCGGATAAATTGAATGTATTAACACCAAATAATTCTTGGCAACCCCAAATCTGTGATTTATCCGAAGCGGATAAATTGAATGCATTCACACCCAAATCTTATGGATTTAAAAAGTGGTATTGGTTGTCAGACGCGGATAAATTGAATGTATTAACACCAGGATTATTGCACCTAAATTTAAGATACTTGTCCGAAACAGACAAATTGAATTCCATCACATTCTATTAACTACATTTTAGCTAAAGACTAAATTTAATAGTCAAAAATGTTAAAGATTCACTATGTTAAAGATGTAGTTATATTCTTTAACGAAACAGATAAAATATCAATATCTTTAATATCATTCACCCGCATTAAAAGGATTTCATTATCTATACAATATTTAGTTTTTATAGCATCATTTATTTTTTGATATTCATATCTTTCATTACCACCAAAAAATTCTATCGGTTTTTGATGTTGAATTCCATCACATTCTATTAAAATATTATAATCAATCAAATGAAAATCGAATGATAATGGATATTTATTTTTACAATTTGAGTATTTTTTATCGGTTATAAAATTTATATTTAATTCTTTTAACTTTTTGATTAAATATAATTCCATTTTTGATTTTTTACAAATTTTACAACCATGCCCCTTTAAATGCAAATCTGCACGTTGTTCAAATACCCCATGCTGTTTACATATGATTTTTACATTAGTCTTTTTATTCACATATTCAACTAAACTATAATCGTATATTTCACCATGAACATCATTACAAAGTTTAATATATTCTTCAGTTGTTCTTTTTTGATTCGTTGAACATTTAGGACAACCTTGCTTTCTTAAATGTGCTTCAGGAACTTGCTTAAATTCACCATGTTTTGGACAAATTATAATTATATATTCACGATTACTTATATAATCAACTAAACTATAATCATATTTATCACCATGTATCTGTTTTGCTTTACTTATAAACTTTTTAATTCCTAATACCTTCGTTGGATCACAATCAGGACAACCACAACCTCTTAAATGTTCACCAGCAAGTTGATAAAAAACTCCATGATAAGGACAAATTATTTCAATCTTTTCTTTACTATTTAAATATAACGATTGATCATAATTATATTTGTTGTTATGCCTTAAATTAGATCTTTTAATAAATTCTTCAATAGTTATTTTTTTTGGCATAAACTTTTTTAATTATTTTTAATATAACGTATATATTTATAAAAACAAACTAAAACAATATTATGCAAGACATCGAAAAGAAAGAAGAATTATCATTAGAACAATATTCTACCGACATTACAGAGTTAGCAAAAAACGGTCTTCTAGATCCAGTTATTGGTCGTGAAAAAGAAACCACAAGAGTTGCACAAATACTAAGCCGTAGAACAAAAAATAATCCAGTTCTTATAGGAGAACCTGGCGTTGGTAAAACTGCTATCGTGGAAAATCTAGCACAAATGATAGCCGATAACGAGTGTCCACCTAACCTAATGGATAAAAAAATATTATCACTAGATCTTGCATCATTAGTAGCAGGAACTAAATACAGAGGTCAATTTGAAGAACGTATTAAGATGATAATTGATGAATTAAAAAAGAATAAAGACATTATCTTATTCATTGATGAAATGCACACAATAATTGGTGCAGGAAGCACACAAGGATCATTAGATGCTGCAAATATATTAAAGCCTGCGTTATCTCGTGGTGAAATTCAGTGTATTGGTGCTACAACATTTGATGAATATAGAAAAAGTATTGAAAAAGATGGTGCTTTAGAAAGAAGATTTCAGAAAGTTGTTATATCTGAACCAACAATGGAAGAAACAAAAGAAATTTTATTTACATTAAAAGACAAATATGAGAGTTTCCATAATGTTGAATATTCAAATAGAGCTATAGAATTGTGTGCAGAATTATCTAATAGATTTATAACTGAAAGAAGTTTTCCAGATAAAGCTATTGATATTATGGATGAAGCAGGATCTAGTGTGGCAACATATGGTAATACGCCTATTGAAATAAGGGAATTGAATAAAAAGCTTAAAGTTGCTCAACAATTGAAATTGGCATATGTTAAAAAACAAGAATTTGAAATATCTATAACTTATAGATATGAAGAGAAAAAAATTCAAACACGACTTGATGATTTAAAATTAGAATTTAAACTTAAAGAAAGACCTAAATTAATTATTACTGAAGATGATATTAGAAAAGTTGTTTCTAATATTACAAATATTCCAGTTGAAAAAGTTACAACAGAAGAATCTAAAAAATATCTAGAACTTGAAAATATTTTACAAAAACGAGTTGTCGGTCAATCACAAGCCATCACTGCAATATCAAAAGTTCTTAAAAGAAATAAAACCGCAATATCTAATCCAAATAAACCAATTGGAACATTTATGTTTCTCGGAAATTCTGGGGTTGGAAAATGTGTTACAAAAGATACATGGGTTGTTGTTAGAAATAAAGAAACTAGTTTAGTTGAACATATTAATATTGAAGATTTTATTTGTAAAATATCGAATGATTAAAAAATTATATGAATAATTGAAATTAGTAATAGATAGAAAACGTAAAGATTTTTTAGATGTATTTAAAGATTTTAATGATTTTAAATTATATGTTGAAAATAATTTTAAGATAGATTTAAATAATAATGAATTATTGAATAAGTTACTATTAGTATATAATTCTTTAATATTATCAGATGATGTTTGTCAGATGATTCGTTTTACACGTTATTTACCAAAACAATTTGGATGGAAGCATAAAAACATATATCAAATACGATTTTGGGTTGAAAGAGGGTTTTCTGAAGAATATGCAAAACAACAAATAACTTTTTTAAAAAGTAAATTATCACAAAAAATGATAGACTACAAAGAAACAGTTAAAATTGAAAACTTTTTATCTTATGATGATTGTAAAAACTTTGTGAAATCTAATAACATTAAAACTAAACAAGAATATTTTAATTTTGATAAACCAAAAAATATACCATACAATCCGTCAACTTTTTATAAATCTGTATGGTTGAATTGGAAACAATTTTTAACTGATAAAAATTCTAGACGTAATATATTATGTTATACTTATAGTGAATGTAAAGAAATAATAAAAAAATATAATATAAAAAGCAAATCAGATTGGTTTAAAAATATAAAAAATATTATCACAATCGATGAAAAGATTCCATATGATCCATTAAAATACTATAAAAAAGAATTTAATGGTTGGGGTGATTTTTTAAACACAGGTAAAATCCAAGATAATAAAATAAAATTTCTATCTTATGATGAAACTCAAAAATATGTTAAAAATTTAAAACTCAAAAATTGTGCAGAATGGAAAGAATATTGTAAAACGAAACCAAATTTTATAACCAGTAAACCAAAAAAGAAATTTAAAAATGATTTTATAGATATGCCAACGTTCTTAGGATATAATAAAATGAATTCAATTGGTGAAAATATAATAAAAGATTATTTAAATGAAAATAATATTATATTTATTAAAGAAAAAAGATTTGATGATTGTAAAAATATAAGAAGCTTACCATTCGATTTCTATATACCTGATTATAATATATGCATTGAATTTGATGGACCACAACATGAAAAATTATCAAATCATTTTAATATGACCGAAGATGATTTTAAGAAATTACAAAAAAATGATGAAATAAAAACATCTTATTGCAAAAATAATAATATAAGATTAATAAGAATACCTTACAAATATAAAAATAATATAATTGAAATTTTAAATAAAAATATAAAATAATATGGAAGAACTAAAAAAATTCACAAAAACTTATGACATATCAAATTATGAAATATTAACTGATACTGGATTTGAACCCATTAACAAATTACACGAAACTATCGAATATGATGTATGGCAATTGAAAACTAAATCTGGTAAAATATTAAAATGTGCCGATAATCATATTGTGTTTTCACCATTTAAAGGAATTAAGCCAGTTAGTCTAGATATAGTTAATGGTATGGTGGAAGTATTTGTTAAAGACTTAAAAGTTGATGATAAAATCATCATCAATTCAAATGTAATAGATTATGTTGAAAGTGTCGAAAAATTAAATTATAAGGAAAAAATGTTTGATTTTGAATTATTCGATGGAAATCGTAGATATTTTACAAATGAGATTTTATCTCATAATACAGAAACAGCAAAAGCTATTTCAGAAGAAATATTTGGACCAAACACATTAATTAGAATTGATATGAGTGAGTATTCCGAAAAAATGACCGCATCAAGGCTTACTGGTTCGGCTCCTGGATACGTAGGATATGATGATGGTGGTCAATTAACTGAAGCTGTTCGTAAGAAACCATATTCAGTTGTATTGTTTGATGAGATAGAAAAGGCTCATCCAGACATTTTCAACATTTTGCTACAAATTTTAGATGAAGGTCGTTTAACAGATAATGCAGGTAGAACAGTTAATTTTAAAAACACCATAATCATAATGACATCAAATGTTGGTGTGAAATTATCACAACAGATTGGTAAAGGTATTGGTTTTGGTTTAGATAAGATTGATGAAAATGTTGCTATTAAAGATAATATTAACAAAGAAGTTAAAAAAATATTTGCACCAGAATTTTTGAATAGAATAAATGATATTATAACATTTAATCAATTGACAAAAGACGATATGAAAGGTATTGTTGATTTACAATTAAATATATTAAAAAATCGTATTAAAGCTGCTGGATTCATATTATCATGGGATGCAAATGTCATTGAATATATAGCAGAAAATACATATGAACCCGAATTTGGTGCAAGACCAATAGAAAGAGGTATACAAACGATGGTTGAAGATTTAATCGCAGATGAAATATTAAGAAATAATATTCAACATGGCGCAAAAATTAAAATCAAAAAATTGAAAAATAATGAACAATTAACAATAGATATAAAAAATTAAAAAATTATGAAAGAAAAATTATTAGAATTATATTATAAATCATGTGAAAAAAGACCAAATGATATAAACCCGTTTACTCAAACAATTAATTATGGTTATAATTCTTACGAATATTATCCTACTATAGTAGATGAAACTGATAAAATTGAAAAAATATTGGCAAAATATAATTCAGAATTATTAAATAATGCAAAATTAGAAGGGTATGAATACGAAGGCACACCTTTATATATTAGATCAAATTTTCCATTTGATGTATCACAAATTCGAAAAATATCATTCGATAATGAACCACCATTATACATTTCAAAGGTAGCATCCACATATCATATTTTTATAACATCTAGATATAAATTAAAAAAATATTTTTTAAAAAAGAAAAAGATTATCAATAATAATCATATTGTATTTAATAATATGAAATCATTAATTTCTGATGATATAAAATATAATATTGATTATGGTGATGTGCTTGATATGACAATAAATCCTAGTTTAGATATGACTTTTCATGTTATAAATTATAAATTATCATTTGGAATGTTTGAAGTTAATATAAGTAAAGAAGAATATGAAAAAGGTTTGGATATTATAAGCGAAAGTATCAAAACGAATACTGAAAATCAATTAATAAAAAATATAGAAAATTTAAATAAAATATAATTATGGGTATATTTAATAATAAGTCATATGGTAAATATGTAAAATATAATAAACAAATCGTGAAATTAAATTCAAACATGGTATTTAATGAATACAGTAGATTAATTAATGATAAGAAAGATGAAATTGAAAGCCTTAAAGATGATATAGCAGATGAAACTATATCATTAAAGTTTTGTGATTATTCATATGTAGATCAAAATGGTATTTTAACAGTTGATATTAAATTAAAAAATATAACATTATATGATAAAGATAATTATCATGAAAACTATTATGGCTTATCTGTGATAAAACAAATATCAGATAAAATCTATAATAATATCAAAAAAATATATGAACTTGAAAAAGTATTAAAAGATATAGAATCTGATAGAGCTCTATATCATCATTATGCTTGGCACATTTTAAATAATTTTAAATTAGATAAAGAACTTATGAAACAAATTAAATAAATATGAATATAAACATAAATATAAATGTAGACTTAAAATTCTGGGCAATTCTACCAGCAATCAATTTGAATTTTCATTCAAAGACGTTTGAAATAGAATTTTTATGTTTAGCGATTTACATAGATAAAAATTAAAAATTAAATATATGAAAACAATGAAATTAGAAAACGGATTACCAATCCGAGTAAAAGAAAACGAAGTTGAACGTAAATTGGAAATAGGTTATGTATATTGTTCAAGAAGCGAGTGGAAGAAAAATGTTCGTGATGTAAATGTTGTAACTAAAAATGATGTTGTTGATATCACTGACACAACTGAAGAAGTAAAAACTAAAGCATCTAATAAAAAATTAACCAAGAAAAGATGAATAAATTAGAAATTTATGTAAAATATTTTTTTGCTAGAAAAAACTATTTAGCCATATCAGAATCCTATAGTATTAATGATAATGATCCAGGTGTTGCAGAACACATGTTAAATAATTATATGGATGTAAATGATGATATTTGGTCAAGAGTTTTTGATATAAAATGTCCAGATGGTATTTCTAAAATTGGAAATTGTAAGTATAGTTTTGCAAATATTATATATTTTGATTTTGATAAAATGGAAATCACAAATAGTACAATAGAATTATCACAATATTATAAATATTTGTCTGAAGTTTATAAAAAAATTGAAGATGATATGCGTAAGGATTCGTATCATTATTTAAACTTGGATAACACCGACTGCTACACCACAAGTTAAATTTGTTGATGATGAAAAAAAAATGATAAATACAATGAAACAAATAAATGAAGTTATTGATGTGTTAAAGGCGTTAGGATATGATCCTAAACACAACGAAGAAAAAAGAGATATTTATTTTACCTCGTTTGGATTTGAGGCATTTCCAGATCAACACAAAAAAGCAATAAGAGCATTGCTTGGAAAGCAATTATCTGAATTTTACTACGGTGGAATAAACACACAACATATTTATTATCGTGAAAACAATACAAAACAAAACTAAATAAATATAAAATGAAAAAATTTGAAATTAATGAAATAAACAAAACTTTATGGGATAAAAATTTCATAATAGTAGGAAATAGTGACGATATTCAAAGTTGCGGTGATGATGGTGTGTATAAAAATGCTGAACCATTAAACAATGATCCAACAATACAAGAATATGGCGCAATAACGGATATTTTAAAGCAAGGATATTTACATAAGGATTATAAGATATTTAATCCTGAATCAAAAGAACCTATTTGCTTTATAAGTAAAGAACCATTGAAACTATATGATTCTGTATTGTTGATTAATGGTTGGGAAGAATACAATAGTTTTGTTGTTTTTATGGGAACAGTCGAAAATGATACAAAATATCTTTTCAAATATTTTCATTCATCATCAGATTCAATTAGAAATTTCACCCCGATTATCAAAAACGATGTGGATTCTTAAACTTGCACTGTTAACAAGTATATACAATTGTATAAAAAATAAAAGAATAAAAGTATGAAACCAGAAGAAAGTAAAATTGAAACACAAAAACAACCATTGGATACACTTACTATTAGTAATAGTGCGGATTACAAAGTATGGGACGAACTATTTGGAATACTCGCATGGAAATTTAAACCTACTAAAAGTGGTGATATGTATTTAGATGCTGAAGCAGTATTTAATGAACTTAAAAACAAATTCGATTTGAAACGAAAATAGTAAACTTTAATTACTGCACAAAAAATAAAAAAGATAGTATATGATAAATAGAATGAATATTAAAGAATTTCGTGAATTGGGTTATTTACAGGAAATAAATAGAACCTTTTTACATCCATTAGGATTAGCATTAGAAATTGTTCAAAATGAAGATGGTAGTGAAGAATTAGGTGGAATTTGGGATTTTCGTGAAGATGAAGAAGGAATTTATTTTGATATTGAAAATTCTGATATAGGAAGACAAAGAACATTTAATAAAAAGAAAAATTTTATAGATTCTGAATTTGATGTTAGATTGAAAAAAAGATATAATAAATTAGGATTTAGAATAGAACCTGTATTTGATCCTGATGTTGTTGATGGTGCCTATAAAATAAATGTCGATACAATATCTGATGATAATTTAAAATCATTAACTAATAAAATTAATGATGGAATGTTATTTGGAGAAATTGGTCATACAAATTCTATGGATTTGAACTTATCAAAGGTTTCTCATAGGATTAATAACATTAAAAAAGAAGATGATGGTTATGAAGCAAGTATTAGTTTTCTTAATACAAAAAATGGTAGTGATGCATATGAATTATTAAATTCTGGTTTTTGTGAAATAAGACCTAGAATGATTGGTGACAAAATAATATCATTTGATATTTGTGCAAAATTTAATACTAATAATGAAGAATGATGTATTAAATAAACTAATAGAAATAAGTAAGGAAAATGAATTTATTGACAGAAGACGAATGTTTAATAAATTTTCAACAACTGATATAGAATATCTTATCAATAATAATTATATAATATCACATATATATGAAAATATGCAAAATTTTCAATTATCTAGAAAAATGAAAAGATTGATATTTATAAAATATATTTTAAATTTATGACTTTTGATGATAAGCATAATTTATTTAAAAATGCTCAACGAATATATAATTCGATGAATTTAAATGAAGATGAAAAATATGAAATTTTCATTAATGAATTTTTTCATAAAATAGATTCTATACAAAATTATAATGGATCCAAAGAACAAGAAATGTCATATTTCATGGAATCATTATGGCAACATATAAATGAAGAATTTATAAAGAATAATCCAAATTATTTAAAATGAATTCGCAATTCGCAATTCGCAAATCGCAAATTGCGATTTTTTTTATTTAATAATATTTTATATATTTGTAGCAAACAATTAAAAAATAAAACAAATTCAATTTTATCATATAAATATAAGAAAAATATATTTGAATGGTAGAATTGAATAAAATTTATTTAGAGGATAATTTAGAAACATTGAAAAGAATGACCAATGATTTTTATGATTTGGTTATAACATCACCGCCTTATGATGGAATAAGGAAATATAATGGTTTTGTGTTTGATATTGATTCACTAACTAAAGAATTATATAGAACTATTAAACCAGGTGGTGTTATTGTTTGGGTTGTCAATGATCAAGTTATTAAAGGAAGTGAATCTGGCACAAGTTTTAGACAAGCATTAAAATTTATGGACGCTGGGTTCAATTTGCATGATACTATGATATATGAAAAAAAATTCAAGTTCATATCCAGCAAATAGAAATGGTAATAGATATACTCAAATATTTGAATATATGTTTATTTTTTCAAAGGGTAAACCAAAGACTGCTAATTTGATTTGTGATAAAGCAAATAAATGGGCAGGATTCACTAATTGGGGTAAGAACACTAAAAGAATCGGTGATAATGAACAATTGATTGAGGTTACTAAAATTAAGCCTGTTCCTGATTTTAGTCCAAGAAATAATATATGGAGATATGTTAATGGTGGCGGTTTCGCATCAAAAGATAAAATTGCACATAAACATCCTGCTATATTTCCTGAAGAATTGGTGAAAGACCATATATTAAGTTGGTCAAATGAAGGTGACATAATTTATGATCCATTTATGGGTTCAGGAACAGTTGCAAAAATGTCAATTTTAACAAATAGAATGTATATTGGAAGTGAAATATCAAAAGAATATGTTGATATTTCTTTAGAACGAATAAGATTAACTGAAAATAATGACTGAAGAACAATTAAAGCAATGGTTTTGGACTAAATTTTTCTCGTGTTATTATATCAAACATGATGATTATCCAGATTCCATTTTTATGATATATGATAAACAATTTCTAAGAAAAGTTGTTATCAACTCAATTCTATGTAAACCTATTGATTATCCGAAAGAAGTTAAGGGAATTTGTTTATTTCGTCAAGATTGCAAGAATGGTTATTTATGGTGTAATAGGAATGATATATGGTCATTTTTTGAAAAGAATTATAGAGATGATTATACTGATATTCAATCACTTATAAAGGGTTGGTTGTTAGAAGCTGATAAATTGAAAGTGTTGACACCTAGTGATGCACTGAATAACTTCATGCCTTCATTGTCAGATGCGGATAAATTGAGTGTGTTAACGCCCGAGAAAAACAAATTCATTATAGAACAGAGATTGTCAGATGCGGATAAATTGAATGTTTTAACACCCAAGCTAAGTACTTCCTTATATAAAAATCTGTTGTCAGATGCAGATAAATTTAATGTGTTAACACCCAAGAAATCCTTTTATAATTTGAAATGTTGGTTGTCAGAAGCGGATAAAATGAGTGTGATAACACCCGAATGTGCTGCCACTACGAACAGATATTTGTTGTCGAATGCGGATAAATTGAATGTTTTAACACCAATTCAAGATTTAATGTCGCCATACTACAAGTGGTCAGAAGCGGATAAATTGAAGATATAAAAAGTTATTATTTGAATTTTAATTGCCGAACAATATTATATTTTTAATTAAAAGGAAATAATTATTTTTATATATAAGATAAAAAATAATAAATGAAACCAAATAATATTACACATTTTTTTGATCTTGATGGAACATTATGGAACATTAAATGCAATGTGTGGATTATAGATAAAGAAAATCCATCAGAACCAATAATTAAAATAGATTCATATGAAATTAAAAAGATATTAGATGATTTTTATAAAAATGATGATATTAAAATTGAATATGATGAACAATTATATTTTATATCTAAAAAATTATTTGATAAAATACAAAAGAAAAGAAAACTACCAATTGAACGAATTGGATTATCATGGGCAGAACATTTAAATTATGATGAAATTCCAGATAAAAATATTGAATATTTGATTTATAATATAGAACATCTTAAAAATCAGCATATTAATATTTTAACTGGTAGAAATAATAGGAAAAAACAAGCACCATTATTAAATAAATTAAGAATAAAATTAAAAGAAAATAGTATCGATATATTTAAAATATATTTCGTATCTGATAGATTTTATAAAAAACATGAAGAAATTATAAGTTATAATAAATCTAAAATATTATTGGAACATTTAGTTGGTGTTAAAATTGAAGAAAATCAATTTGTTGCATTTAAACAAGATTGGTTCACGAATGTTCATTTTTATGATGATGATAAGAAAAATATCGATGTCGCAAATAATATGAACGATTTATTATATAATGTATTAAAAAATACTGTTGATGATACGATATATAAAATTGTAGTTGAAAGAATACAGAAATATGATTTAATAATACACACACATTTAGTATCAAATAATATATCTAATTTATTTAAAAACACTAGCACTAAACTTATGTTGCCTAGTTATAATTTATGAACTACACATTAGCTAAAGACTTCTGCGGTTTTTTTTGGTGATTATTATAAAACCAAATCATTTAAAAAATATATAAGAATAAAAAAAATAATGGAAAATAATCATAAATTATTTAAATACATAGTAGGATTGACAGCTCTTTTATTAGCTGGTTGTGCTGCATATTTTTCAGTATTTGGTCTTTCAAAATTATTTGTTGGCGCAGCCTTAAGTGGTATTATATTATTTAGCACAATTGAAATTGCAAAATTAGTATCAGTAACTTATTTATATAGATACTGGAAAGTTATAGATTGGTTTCGAAAAATATATATGTTAGTTGGTGTTATTGTTTTAATGGCAATTACTTCCATGGGCGTTTATGGTTTTCTAAGCGCAAGTTATAAACAAACATCATCCAAATTAAATAAAGTTAATAGTGAAATAAGTGTTGTCGAAAATAAAAAAAAATCATATGAACAAAATATTAAAAATACACAAAAAGATATAGATTTCCGAAATGGTAGAATTGAACAATTTATATCATTAAGAAATCAACAAGAAACTCGTTTAGATTCTTTATACCAAAGACAACACTGGCAAAGTGCTAAACTAACCGAACAAAATATTAAAGATGCAGATAAATCAATTAAAGAATTATCCATTGAAATAGATACATTAAATAATAAAATCGAAATATATAGAGATTCTATTAATAATTTTAACTTAAAAATTGTAGATATTAAAAATGCTGAAGGTCTTGGCGATGTCGGACCATTAGAATATATCAGCCAATTGACTAACACACCAATGGATAAAGTTGTTAATTTCTTAATATTATTAATCATATTTATCTTTGACCCAATGGCTATCGCATTGCTTATTGCATTTAACCATATTAATTCATTGTCTAAAAATAATAATGATTCCAATCCAACTATTCCTAAAAATCCTAAAAATCCAATTATAAAAAATATTTTTAATAATATAAAAAATAATATCACAAATAAATTGAATAAATATACTAAACCTGTAAATGATGGTGTAAATGATGGTGTAAATGATGGTGTAAATGATGGTGTAAATGATACGGTAATTCCTTCAATAGAACCAATAGGCAAATTACTATATGTTGACTTTAAATATCCTGATATTACTGAACCTGTAAATGAACCTGTAAATGAACCTGTAAATGAACCTGTAAATGAACCTGTAAATGAACCTGTAAATGAACCTGTAAATGAACCTGTAAATAATACAGCAAATCATTTAGTGAAACCACTAGGCATATTACAATTTGCTGACTTTAAATATACTGATATTCCAGAACCTAATTATAGAGAACTTGAAGAACTTGGTAAATTCACCCTTAAAATTTTACAAAATCAAAAAAATATTGATCCAGAATTTAATGATATTGTTAATGACAATTTCTTTGAATTGATGGCTGATCCAATATCAGAAGAAATAATAGAACCAACAGATGAAATCATTGAAGAACCAATCGTTGAAGAACCAATAGATGAAATCGTTGTTGAAGAACCAATAGATGAAATCGTTGTTGAAGAACCAATCGTTGAAGAACCTATTGTTGAAGATGTTAAATCTAACATCACCACAGAAGATATAATCAACGCAGGTATTGAATTGAGTAAGGATATAGAAAAAGAAAAAGGTTCGTTCCTGGATGATATGGAAGTCACAGAACCATCATATTCTGATAACTTAGAAGATTTTGTGGCATTAATAAAAAATACTATACTAATTAAAAATATAAAACCATCTAATATAAAAGATTATATAAAAGATATGATTGATGATTATGTTAGTAAAAAAGATCATAAAGAAAAAGAATATATAGACGAACATTTAGGGTTTTATGAAGATGAACTTGAAGATTTTATAACAAGTCACATTGAAAATTATTCTGATGATATATATTCATCAAATGATAATCAACAATTAAAGAAATATCCTAATCATAATTATTCAAGATATAGAAAAAAATTATAATATGAAAACATTTGAAAATTTTATAGAAAATAAAGATATAATTATAACCTTACCATCTAATATTGATATGGCGGAATATGAAAAAGAATTGAAAGCTGTAGAAGATGGAACATCAGTATTGAATTTTAAAGTTCCATTTTTTCCAAAAAATTCAAAAGTTGGAAATAAATGTTATATGGTTTATAAAGGCGCAATTATAGGTTGGATGAATATTGTTGGTTTTTCTGAACAAGAATTTACTTGTGATGTTACTGGTAAAAAATGGAAAGGTAAGTTTATTCAACGTAGCGGTAAATTTAATTCAATTGTTCCAATACCATATAAAGGATTTCAAGGATTTCGTTATTATTAAACCTCATCTATGAAATTACTCATATCTACCGATGTTTCTTTTGATAATTTTTCTAGATATTCTATCATATTACTTCTTTTAATGAATAAGCATGGTGATTCTGTCCAACATTCACGTTTAAATTCCTGTTCAATAATATCATTATAATAATTTAATTTAAATCCATTATCAACAGGATTTAATGTTTTAACAAGATATTTAAAAATATTACCACCCCATATAGATATTAAATAATTTGATATTATCGCACCCTCATGTAAATTTAATTCCCAAAATTGTTCTTTTAAATTTTCTTTATTAAATTTGCTATATAATTCTGTTTGAAATAAATTAAAACTATTTTTCATATTAATATAACTATCATCTAATAATTCAATTCCACAATATTTTGCTATTTGTATTAAACCTTTCACAAGATGATTTAAAGAATATATTCCAAGTTCTTTAAAACCAAAATATATATCTATATCTGGCACAATACCCCAAAGCGAATCATCTTCTGGTATTACATAATAATCTGATGATACACAATTTAATGTGCATATGAAAGAATTAGAACGTTTTGGATAACCTTTCCATTGTGGTGAATTATCTAATATTAATGTATAAAAATTAGCATTATCTCTAGATCTTCTTTTAATCGGATATGAAAAGAAATAATTTATACTAGAATCTTTAATATTTCTACCAATTATTTTTGGATTATTAATGAAATCTTGACAATGTAAAATAGTATGTTCTACAGCATCATCTATTGTTAAAACATTTAATGTATTTTGATAAGCTATTGCTTGTTGATTAGCAATTTCGTGATAATTATTATCTTCGTTAATATAATTTTTATAATTTTTCATATCTTAACTTATCTTTTTTAATAATGCTGGTCCTTCAAACCAAACTTGAATGTGATCTTCATGTAAATCATCAAAATAATTTTGAAATTTAAAATAAAAATCTTCATCATTAATCATCATTTTAAACCCATTAACATCTGGATCAAATGTATGTTCAATAAATTCTATTATATTTTCTGCTGTAAACATATAACCATAATCAGAATTTAAAGCTATCTCAAAATAATCAGCAAATTTACTAGAAAATCCATTTTCATCATAAAGAATTAGATAATCCCATAATTCTAACCATTCTATTTCATTAGTATTATATATTTGTTTTTTTATATATTCCCAATCATGTTCTTTACTTGAATATTCAAATATACGGTTTAATAAATTATGTGTCATTCTAATACTATCACAGTCATAAAAACCACCAAATGAATTCCATACACAACTACTATCACATAGACCAATTTTTATATTATCATATGGATAAACTTCATATAAGCCGCCACTATTATTATAATAATATCCGCCAGCGGATCTTTGAGATGTTGAACAGACAATAGCTTTATCATATTTTGGATAATCTTCCCAACTTGGTAATTCACTCATTAATACAACATGTATATTTTCTTCTTCTATAGATGTTCTTTTTTCTTTAATGCTATCTTGATACATAAACGGAACTGATACATCACGAATACCACGATAAAATTTAGTCAAATTTTTACAATTTTCTGACAATAATTTATCAAATTCTTCTTCAGTTATGCTTTTTGAACCGTATTTATTTTCAAATACATAGTTATTATATCTTTTCATATTTATGCTTTATTTTTTCATATAAATCTTCATATTTATCTTCACGTATTAAAAAACATTTTGATTCAGTCCATAATTCAACAGCATATTCAAATGATATATCTTTATAATCAACTAACTGAAAATCATTGCTTGTTGGTTTCATCAAATCAACTAAAAAATCAAAATAATTTTCTTTATTTAAATCAGTTAATATTAAATCTATAGCATCATAAGGATTATAATTTATGTGTTTAATGATTTTATTGCAAACAACATCAAATCCATTTTCATTACAATCTGATATAACTACAGCATTAAGTTTATTGATGGAACTCTTATATGTTTCAAAATCTGTCATATGATCTAACTGTCCATCATGAAAATAATAAGAATATATTGTATTAAGTTTTGATAAGAATAAATCCATAGTTGTTCCTTTATATCTTTTATATATTTTATCAAACGAAAACCATAAATCTATATTTGGCGATAATGCCCATTTTGAATTATCAAATGGAATAACATAATAAACACAATTACCAAATGTGTCTGCAACATCAAATTCTGATGTGCAACACAAAGAATTTTTTCTCTTTGGATATCCTTCCCATGTATTATCAATTATTAAATTATATTGATTTGTATTTGTCACTGATGTTCTGTCATATAATTTAGGATCAATTAACAAATAATTATCAACACTCGATACACCTCTAAAAATATATTGTGGTTTATCAATAAATTCTTTACAATTTTGAATAATTAAATCTATTGTTTTATCTTCCGTTAAAATTGTAGTATCAATTCTTAATTCTTCTGTTAATATATAATTATTATATTTCTTCATATTTTGTTTTAATTTTATTATATAAATCATCATATTTATTAACTTCAATTAATATGCATTTTGAATCAGTCCACAATTCTATATCACTATATACAATCATGTTTTTATAATTCATTAAACTGAAACCATTATCTGTTGGATTCATTATCTTAACTAAAGTTTCAAAAAAATTATCTTTGTTTAAATCTGTTAATATCTTTTTTATCTCAAAATTAAAATATGCTTTATTAGTTTCTGCAATTTTATCATTGACAACATCAAATCCATTTTCAGAACAATCTGATATAACTGCAGCATTAAGTTTATTGATAGAATTTTTATATAGTTCAAAATCTATTATATGATCTAACTGTTCATCATTTGGATAATAATAAGAATAAACACGATTAAGAATTTTAAAAAAAGTATCTAATGCCAAATTATATCGTATTGATATTTTTTCAAATGATGCCCACAAATCAGTATCTGGTGATAATGCCCATTTTGAATTATCAAATGGTATAACATAATATATTGTTGGTGCAAATTGTTCTGCTATATATTCATCGGATGTGCAGCACAAAGAATTTTTTCTCTTTGGATAACCTTCCCAGGTATTATCAATTATTAAATTATATTGATTTGTATTTGTTGATGAGTTTCTTTCAATCAATTTAGGATCAATTAACAAAAAATCATCATCTGCATTAACACCTCTAAAAATCATTTCTGGTTTATCAATAAATTCTTTACAATTTTGAATAATTAAATCTATTGTTTTATCTTCCGTTAAAACTGTAGTATCAATTCTCAATTTTTCAGTTAATTTATAATTGTTGTATTTTTTCATAATTGTATCTTTTTAATTGTATCTGGATTTGATGTATCAAATAATACTATTGCTATATCATTAATAGAACTATTTTCGCTAAAGTATTTTTTAATTGAATTAATATTATTAACATCATCATCTGAAAATCCAATTTTAACATTTATATCATATTTGTCTTTATATTTTTCTATTTTTCTAATAAAGTTTTCCATTGCTAATATTTTTGCTTGTTCTGGTCTTACTGCTTCACCAATACCATATTTTTCTATAAACGATGGTGCTGACACACCAATAAAATCACACAAGTCTAAATATTTTTTGATTAAAGTGTTTGGTGAAACTTGTTGAAAAATATCATAATGTGGTAAGAAAAAACTTTTAAATGATATTAAATTAGAAATCATTTCATTTCTTTGTTCTTGTGTTAAATAATCATATATTATATATTCAACCATACTTCTAATAGTTTCAGATTCATGACCTCTAGCGGTTATGATTATAAATAAAGAACCATTGATTAAACAATTTATAAATGCTTTCCAACTTGGTCCAAATTTCTTATTTAATATTGCTTGTTTAGCATCTATTAAATAACCTTTATTTCCTCTTGGTCCAAAATCTCTAAAATGTAAAAATGATTCATCATTATCTAATGTTCGCCATTCATCAGATTTTTTTCTAGCAATAGAAAATTCTGATGTTGATATTTCTTTTCTAATCCATTCACCATTTTCAAAATGTTCCATTATAATTTTAGTGTCCATAAATAATAAATTATCATCAACATCAAATGCATAATATTTTAATGTTGGTTTAATACTTTCAGACATGAAATTAATATATGTTTTCATTCAATAATTTTATTTTTATTATATATAAAATTTATATATAATAAAAAATAAAAATTTATATGTATAGATATAATACTTACAAAATATTGTTGGAGAAATCTTTGATTGAAAAGAAAAAAGACAAAGCTATTGAAAAAATCAAAAAGTTTTTAAATGTTCCAGAAATATATAAATATGTTATAAGTAAATGCACAAGTCAAAATTCTGCAGAAGGTTTACAATATGCTGTTTGGTTTGCCAATATAATCAAAAACGCATTAGTTTCTTATTTGAAATATTTATCTGATGATAAATTAACTGAAGCAGAAATAATTGAAAAATTGAAAAGTGGTGTCGACCAAAATACATTTAAAGAATATCCTGATATTGACTGGTATATAATTGTAGATGATTTTGGTAAAGATCCTATTGAATATTATACAAAAAAAGATGGGAATAAAACAATAACATTTAATGCTATTTTAGACTGGTTTAAATCACCAATAAGAACAGAAAAAATTAATTTATCAGAACTATCTTATGATGATGCTATTAGAAGATCACAAGAATGGCATGATTCATTAAGAGCATCAGGTAAAATTACTGATGAATCTGGTGATGTGTTAATTGAATTTGAAGATGGATTTTATTGGATAGATTTAAATACAACCAGTAGTAGAGATGAAGCAGATGCGATGGGTCATTGTGGTAGAACATCTTGCGGCAACACATTATTATCATTAAGAGATAAAAATAAATCACCACATGTAACCGTAGCATTTGATGATCAAGAAGGAATTATATATCAAATGAAAGGTAGAAATAATAAAAAACCAATTGATAAATATCATCCTTATATTTATAGATTATTGGTTGACCCTAATACAAAAACTGAATATTTTTCAGAAGAATATGATAGAAATGAAGATTTTAATTTAGCAGATTTTGATAAAGAAACATTCTTAAAAGTTTATAAATATAATCCAGAACTGATATATAAATCGTTAGCAGTTAATGTATCATTGTGTAAAGAATTAATAGAAAAAGAATATATTATGAAAGAAGAAATGCGAAATATATTATTAAATTCTGCTGATTTTAATGTAGCTATATTTTTAATGGTATTAGATTATGATATGTTCAGTAAAGAAGAATTAATCGAATTTAAAGAAATGTTAAATTTTAATCTAAATCGTTTTAATGAATTAGCATATTTGAAAATGTTTAATCGTAATTTATTAACTAGAGAGGAATTAATGGAAAAGTTTTCAGAAATAGTTCAAGTTGATGGTAAATTATATGTTGATGGTGATGATAGAGATTTAGATTCATTTATGTCAGAAATTGTTAAAACAGTATTATTTGATGATGATTGGTATGAATATGGTAATTATTATAAAGTTGATAATATATCAGAAGTTATGGACGATTTAACAAAAGAAACGAAAGAAGCGATAATTAATAAAATGATTGGTCTTGAAATTCAATTAGAAAATGATGGTGATGAAGATTATACTATAGAATCTGTTGAACGTGATATGTTTGAATGGAAAAAAATCGGAAGGTCAGAAGATTTTTATTTAACTTATAATGATAATGAATATTCATTAACAGACATAATTAATTATAATGAAGATTATGAACTTGAAAAAATATATAGAGCATTAGATCATGCTTATAATGATGCTCAAGAATCTGCAAATATGTCAGCATATTATGAAAAATCAAAAAAATCATTAGAAGATGTTTTATGTGATTATGAAAGAGTTTCGACTAGCATTAAATTAGAAAATGGTAAAACTAAATATTACGAATATCTTAGATTTCCATTTTATGATTTATTTGATCTTGATGATATGATTTCACATTTAGAAAAATATTATGATAATGATTGTGAGGAATGTGAGAATTTTGGATCAATATGGGCAATATTAGTAGATATGAAAGACGGTGATAGAATTGCGGATTTTAATGAAAGTTATGTTTATGGTAGTATTGATGATGAGTATTTAAATGAATGCGTTATAGATAAATTGAATTGGATGTAGTTCATTTAATCAATGAATTTAATTTTGATAAACCTAAAAAGATATCAGTCACTCTGCAAGAAATAACTCCTGTTTGTTGTGCTGCATAAGATGAACCAGGTTTCTTCATTAAACAAGATAACCATATTATATCACCACGTTTAATTTCTTTACCAGAGAAGTCGCCAGCATGAACCACTAAGTTTTCATCTATGAGTTTAGCTTCATCTTCGCTAATAACTCCAGTTATTTGTATTATTTCAACTGATTGAACTTTTTCATAATCTTCAACTGAATCTTTTTCAGAATTATATTCATTATATGTTTTAAATTTCATAATTATTTTTTATTTTATATATTAAATATTATTTACATAATAATGGAATTAAATTATAAATTGATAAACTTGTTGAAGTAGAAATTGCAAAAATGGAGGATTCTTTTAACTATTTATTGAATATGTCTTTATTGAGTTTAAGCAATGAAAAACTTACAGAATTAAAGAAGATTTATACTGACAAAAAACAGAAATTGATACATTAGAAAAAACATCTATTAAACAACTTTGGCTTAAAGACTTAAAAGATTTATATAAGAAGTTAAAGTAAATACGAATTTCATTATTAAATTGTAATATTGTATATAGTATTATCAAAATTTATTAAAAATGTATTATCTATTGAACCATCAGAATTTAATCTTATTATTCTATTTAAAGATGTATTATTATATGATGTAAAATATCCACCAACTAATATCTTACCATCACTTTGAATAACTATTGTATTAACTGTGCTAGTAAAGCCTGTTCCAATCGAAAATGTATTGTCTATTGAACCATCAGAATTTATATTTAAGATTCGATTACACGCATTTTCATCATAATATACTTGTGAGAATTGACCACCAACATATATACTTTGTATAATATCAGAAGCTATTTTTTTAATATAATTATAACCTTTTGTTATAATATTTAATCCTTTCTTAATATACGTCATGTTTTAACAATTAAATTTATTACAGAATTTATATCAACAGTAATAGTTATTAATGAACCAAGATTGATTATATCACCTAATGAATATGGATTTGAATCTACAGTAATTGTGGTTGTTGGTGAATTCACAATAGCTGTTACACTATTTATTTTAATATTAAATGGTGCATAAATATCTATTGTTAAATCTGTCATGAAATCAAATGTCCAAATATTGATTGAAAATAATTCATCTGTTTCTCCACTCGTATAATAATTTTCTAATATTTAATCTGTTTCTCCACTTGTGTAATAATTATCTAATATTTGATCTGTTTGTTCTGATGTGTAATAATTATCCAAAATTTCATCAGTTTCTCCACTTGTGTAATAATTATCTAATATTTGATCAGTTTGTTCTAATGTGTAATAATTATCTAATATCTGATCAGTTTGTTCTGATGTGTAATAATTATCTAATATCTGATCAGTTTGTTCTGATGTGTAATAATTTGTTAACATTTCATCAATTTCATTTGATGTATAATATTCAGGATTAACATTTTTTAAATAAGGCTTTAATCTATCCAATGCAATCGCAACATCACCACTATCAATAAAATCTAATCTAATAATATTATCATTTTGATGTTTTATATAAATATATGAATCTTGTGCATAAACATATGCCAATGGTCTATTTATAGTAAATCTTAAAATCTTATTCTTATCATAAAATCTTATCACATCATCACTTACATATAAAAAATTAATAGATTTGTAGTTATATTCCATTTATTTATAGTTATTTTAAATTTTATCTGAAAATTTCATTATATTAAATCTTTTTTCACCTTTCTTTTTCTTTTTTGGATAATAAATATCCTTCAATGTTTTTGTATAAACTCCAGAAGTTGCGGCAATATCACCTGACCCTATTGTAGAACCTGCAGCATCACCAGGTATTGCTGATGGTTGTGGTGCAACAATTGCGCCCATACCACCACTATTACCAGCGGTTGCATTAGCAACTCCACCATCTTCTTTTAAAAATTCATCAAAATTATATACGTGTTTCATCATTAAATATTATTTTTATGCGATTACAGACAATGCTGCAATTTCTGTTGTTATATTACCAGTTTCATCTGATATAGAGAATGTTATAGTATATGTTCCACCTGCATCTGCACTTGTTTGAACGATAGTTTCAAGAATAGTTGTGTCTGGTGCTTCAATGGTTACCGTAACACCACTATTAGACATTGTTCCATCAACATTATCATATACAAAATCAATATAATATCTTCTAATATCATCCTTTGTTATAATAGGATCAACTGCTTGTGAATCATTTGTTAAACTCATAGTATTTGTAACACTATTAAATACAATATGTGGAGCTTCATCATCAACTAAAATAGTTTTTGTATAACTATTTTGATTGTTAGCAACATCTTTAATAATAAATGTCACATAATATTTACCATCTGCAGTTATTGATGGGATTTGCTCGCCTGTATAAGCATTTATAATTATCATTTCAACATCATTCACAGTTATATAATTATAATCTATATATTCTCTTAATATATTATCATTATCAAAGTCTAAATAGGTTAATCCTGATACTTGACCTTTAACATATTCTAATATATCAGATGTTGTTATATTTGTGCCACTCATAACATATGTATCTGTGGTTCCTGTAAATTCTAATATTGGTGCAGTTGTATCTAATGCAGGACTAGATGCTGTTGCAAATGTAGTATTTCTATTAGCCATTAGATATGTCATTCTACTCATAGCTTGATATTTATTAAAATCGTTTAAAAATACTAATTCTATGATATCATTATTGCTTGTATAAACAGTTATACCAGTTGTGCATAAATTTATAGAATTTATACTATTATATGGAATCACCAATGCTAATGTATCAGCTTGATAAATTTCAAATTGTGTAGAACCACTATTTAATGTCATATCAGTTAATATTGAAGAATACATAAGATTTTCTATTTTAGTAGTATCCATACATAATATATCTGATATAATATTATCATCTAAATTGGCTGCGAATATATCAATTGTCACATTATATGAATTTGGATTATAAATATAAATTTGTGGAATTCTATGATATGCGTTTCCTGATAATACTAATATATCTGTAAATGTATATTTCTTTGTTGGGTCTGTTTCATAGTAATATTCTAAATATTTACTTGTTAATTCGCACACATTTGTATTTGTTGTGCTACTATACGTTGGTTTCAATAATAAAAATGTTATATCAGTTCCTAAAAATCCATACATTATTGGCATAGTTATTAAAGTTTTTAATGTTTGTCTTGCAGTAAACACTGAATCAAATGGAATATCTAAATCTGATATACCCATTTTATTTATCATGTTTGGACCATCTTTTGCGATAACACAACCATTTGCAACTGTTATACTTTTAGTAGAACCTAATAATTGACTTGATGTTATATTTGTCATAATTATTTTTTTATATTATATATAAAAATATTATTTTAATTATTATATTTTTTATTTGACAATTTTTTTCTAACCATTCAAGATGTTGGATCAGACTTAACTATTTTTTGAAAAACATCAAAAGGAATCGCTGAATAATATTTATCATAAATATCATTTAGATTTTCTTTTCTAATAAATTTCTCATATGTTTTCAATAATTTCATTGTAGTATATATTATTTTTTTAACCTAAAAAATTAAATATATAAAAGAAAAAATAAAAATTGGCTTATATTTATCTATTTGAATGTATATCAGATTGGGAAACATTATATAAAATCGGATATACTAAAAATAAAAATTTTAATACTAGAATAAAACCATTACAGACTGGTAATGCTTATAAAATAAAATGTATTGATTATTTTGAAACGAAATATGGTAGAAATGTTGAAATAGCAATGCATAACTATTTATCAAGTAAAAAGAAAAATGGCGAATGGTTTGTATTAGATATATCCGATATTGTTAATTTTAAAAGTATTTGTGAATTGATAGAGAAAAATTTAGATATAATAAACAAACCAATCGAAATTTGATATATTAAAATAAAAAAATATGTATAATATTGATAAAATATATGGAGTTCCTGTTGAAGAAATAAGTTGTCCTGGTTGCGGTAGAAAATATGGACATCATAAAACTAAAGTTGATATAAATTCACAAGAATGTTCATCTTGTGTAAAAATTTTTGGATATACAGATGTAAAATTGGTTGATGCTAAATATTTCATTGAAAAAATATTGGGAATAGTAAAAGTATGAGCAAATTAATTAAATGGTCAGGTTCAAAAGAATCACAAAGCAAAGATATAATTTCACAAATTCCAACTGATATTAAAATATATAATGAACCATTTGTTGGTGGTGGATCTGTATTTCTTAATCTATTAGAAAGTAATTTAAATATTGAAAAATATTTAATATCAGATTTAAATTCTGATGTTATAGATATTTATAATATGATTAAAAATGATCCTGAAAAATTAATAGAAGGTTATTACAATCATTATCAAATATATAATTCCGAAGGTATTTTATTTAGAAAACAATATTATCACAGAATTAGAAACAATTTCAATTTAAATAAAGATCCAATAGATTTTTATTTCATAAATAGAAATTCTATCAATGGTATGATACGATATAATAGTAAAGGTGAATTTAATGCATCTTGTCACTTTTCAAGACCTGGAATGGAACCAAAAAAGATAGAAGCACTTATATTAAAATATCACAATATGTTCAAACTACATGATATAGATTTTTTTGTAAATGATTACAAATCTAATACATATAATGATTTTTGTTATTTAGATCCACCTTATGAAAACACAAATTCATTATATTTTGTTGGTTTCAGTAATACAAATTTCATACAATGGTTAAATAATTTAAATTGTCGTTGGATTTTATCTTATGATGGTAATGTGGATGGTGTCGAACAATCACATGAACAGCCAAACTACAAAAGAAAATTATATTTGGAATCTGGTAATTCATCAATAAGATCAATTATGAAAATATCAAATAAAACACACATACAAGAATCATTATATTTGAATTATTAAAAAATAGATTAAGATATGAATTATGATATAGATTTATATAAAATATTAGGAATAAATAAAAATTCATCATTAGATGATATTAAATCTGCCTATAAAAGATTAGCCAAAAAACATCATCCTGATATGGGTGGTGATGCTGAAAAATTTAAAGAACTAGTATCAGCATATACAATTCTAAAAGATGCTAGTAAGAAAATTGAATATGATAACGTAAGTGTTCATGGTCAATTATATAATAAATTTGCAAATAGTGCAGATTATATAAAAGATGTAAAAATAGATTTTACCGATTTTAAAGAGGATTTAAACATCACCGTTAATATTATCGTGACAATAAAAGAAGTTTATATTGGTAAACCCATAACAGTTAAATATGATCGATATGTTCATTGTGCAGATTGTGATGGAACTGGATTTGATAGAACAACTGAATTATATTATGATTGTGAAATATGTGAAGGTGAAGATAAACAATGTCCTTATTGCTTTGGAACGAATAAGATATTTTCTGATATTTGTAAAAAATGTAATGGAGATAAAATTATATTAACCGAGACTAAATTTAATCTAAATAATATACAGAATATTAGAAAAACTAATGAAAAATATATAAAATCATATGGTCATCAATCTAGATATTATAGAAATAAAATAGGAAGTTTAACTATAAATATAATATACCAAAATATAGATAATTATAAAATTGTAGATGATAATTTATATTATTTTGCGAAAATACATCATAAAGATGCTATATCAGGTATTGTTTATAATTTAAAAACATTAAATGATAAAAATCTAAAAATTAATATTCCAGAAAATACTAAAGATGGCGATATAATCATAGTTGAATATCAAGGATTAAAAACTGCTGAAACTAGAGGATCATTATATTTTAAAATTAAACTTATTAATGATAAAAATTAATCATTCAAAAAATCATCAAATCTTTTAATTTTATTTTCTGCAATTTTCACATTTTCAATTGGTGTCTTTTTAGCATCAATTTCGTTTTGCTTAATAACATCTTGTGCTTTTCTGATTTCATCTTTCATCATAACTTTTTTGTTGATTTCATCAGGTTTAGGTTCGCCTAATAATTTTTCATCTGGATCACCCCATTTCATAGTCAAATCATTAAATGGTATTCCTGATAAATCATTAATCATTTTATTTCTAAATATATCTAAAAATCTAACATCATGATATTTTTCCATTAAATCTAATGCGTTATCGCTCAATTTTAAAGTTTTTGATGTGTTGTCTGGATCAGGAACCGCAGTTTTATACATATTAACATTTCCAAAGATATTGCTAACAGAACCAATACCTTCATGACCACCAGCTTTTGTTGTTGCTTTTTCTACAGCTTTAATATTATAACCTAAATTAATAGCCATATCTTTTAATAGTTTTTCTGTATATTTTCCTAAATTTTTAATAGGTTCACCATTTTTCGTTTTTGGTAAATAATTATCAACATATTTATCATATTTGTGTAATGTAGCAACTTGTAGTGTATTACCATATTGTAACATCATAAACATAATTGTTTGTTTAGCCCTAAATGTAATTTCATCATCATTAACATCTATAATACCTTTTATACCTTCAATATTATCATCATTTGTGACGTTATTAATTGGTGTAAATAATTGACCTCTAATATCACCAACTAATTCTAATACCATACCAGATTTGTTAATTAAATCATCATATAACGGACTATTTTTAGATATAATATAATTTATAATAGGAATACGTTCATCATCTAATAAAGCTTTTTCTATAATTGCTCTTGCTCTTAATGCGTTTGACCATGTTCCAGATGGTATGAAAACTAAATTACCTAATATTTGATAGCCATCCATTGATACTTTATCATTATGTTGAAATCTATTTTTAAAATCATCTTGATCTTTAATATAATCTTTTTTGATACCACCTTCAGTTCTTTTAGTCATTTCAGCTAATCTATAAAAAGCATCATTCAAAAAATCTTTTTCGAAATTTTTTATTGAAACTTCATTTGAACTTTTTATATAATCTATAAATGCTGCAACATCAGGTTTATTTTTATCATCAAGAAAATTAAATAATTTGGCAAGTTTTTTTAATTCTATATTATTTAAATTATTTGCAGGATATAACAATCTAAACAAACTATAAATATTATAAACTGATGGATTAATATCTTTAGTGTTTGCTACAACTTCAATAAAAGTCTTGTGATCAGACCTTTTCAATAATTGATTAAATGCTGCTGCAAAATCTAATTTATTTTTCTTCTTTGATATATCAAATTCTAAAATTCCTTTAATATCTATATCATATTCATCATACTTCGCAGAGTCCACCATATCAATAGTGTCCAATATCATTGAATCAACTGGTAATCCTAATTGATCCATAATACCTTCGTAGGCTGAACCTGTTTTAGTTTTTATTGCAGGATTTTCAACTTGTTCATCGTTTTCAGTAAAACTTCCATGATGATCAATATAAATATCTATTCCTTCAACATTTTCAGCATAATCTAATGCAATGTTAATATATTTATCATTTAATTTAATTCTAGACCATCCTTCTTGGTAATTTACCAAACCAAATCCTTCAATTTCAAATTCATTTTGTTCTAAATAATTTTTCATTGCAATCGCACTATAAATTCCGTCTAAGTCGTCATGGAAGTATATCATTACATTTTTACCAACTTTGCCTTTATTTACCCAATAGCTTACTTTTTTAGGAATCTTTGGTGCAGATTCATTTAATTTATTAAATTTATTAAAGTTCAACATAATTCATTTTTATTTTTATTTATATATATATTTTAATATCTATTTATATTTATCATAAATTTTAATAATTTCATCTATAATAATTTCAAAGTCATTAGTATCAAACGTATTATTTTTTGACCATATTTCAGTTAAATATGCTTTTATAATATCCAACATCAGTTTATTATAATGGTTATATGATAAATGCTTAAATATGTGAATGATTAGATGTTGTAAATCAATATTTTTCATAGGTTTGTGATTATGTAAAGTATTAAAATGTTTTAAATCATTAATCACAAACTCTCTATTATGTTGCGATTCATTTAAATTGAATGTTTGAAATTTTTTCATTTTATATTTTTATTTTATATATAAAATTTTATATATAAATAAAAAATACTTAATGGTTTTTGAACACTTTTCTACTTTTAATACTGATCTATTTTTAGATTCTGCCAGTCAATTCATTAATATTATCAAAATACACGAAACATATTATTATAATGATACTAAAATCAGTAGTAATAAAGATTTTAATAAGTCAGTGTTTAAAATATTTAACAAGATAGAATTTAATTCATATTCTATAAATATTACGAAAACATATATTCCAGAAGAATTGTGGTTATTGATTTCAGATTATCAGACTAAATTATACAACGAAGATAAAATGTTGATAAAATATATTGAAAACTACGAATATTCAAATTCACTAGTTGATCTATGTTATTTTGTTCGTAATTGTATTTTAGAAAAATTTGATAAAGATTCTTGTAAGGTGTATTGGGAGTTTACAAGTAAATCAATTTATCATAAATTTAAAACAAATTCTTCATATAAAAATGTGGATTATTATAATAAAAGAAAATCTGATTATATTGATATATTGGAAATAGAAATTGCGGAAGCAACTAAAAAGAAATATAATTTAAAAAATATGAATATTAATGATTTGGATCAAGAAGAAAAATCTAAAATATTAAATTATATGATTAAATACCTTAAATTGAAAATATTAAAAATTGAAGATGATTGGAAAATTGAAATTATTGAAGATTATATAAAAGATTTAAATATGATGCTATCAGATTAATAATTAAACCATAATGATTCAACTTTCGACTTACCAACTTGATTATTATTTTGTGTTTTAATAGTTATATCTATTCTATTATATCCATTATCTTCTAATATTTTATATCGTTCACAATTATATCCTGATATAAGCATTTTAGCGTTTTTAATGTCTTTTAAGACATTTAAATATTCGTCCTGCATATTGTCTGTGAAATCATATTTATATCTACCAGAACTTCTTGTTTCGTTTGCATAAGGCGAATCACAATACATGAAAGTATTTTCATTATCATATTTTGTTATAACCTTTAAAGCATCTCTATTTAAAATAACTACAGGACTTAATCTATTATGAATTTCATATAGTTTATCTATTGCACTTAAATAATCTGAAACTGATTTGCTCATATTTCTTCGTATGACTGTCGATGATGATATTGAACCAGATGAATTAAATGATAAACGATTGCAATAAAAATATTTATATGCACGATCAACAATAGACAAATCATCTTTTTTCAAAGAAGTTTTATAATTATTAAGCATATCTTCAGAATATAAACTCAAATCACATTTATGTTTAAATTCTTGAAATAGATTTTGATCAATTAATACGGTAAACAATGAATAAATATTTTCATCAATATCATTAATGATTTCAATTGGTGATATTTCTTTATGAAATAACATGGCTGCAGAACCGCAGAATGGTTCTATATAATTCATTTGTTGATAATTTTCTGGAAAATATTCTAATATTTTATTAGCGAATCCATTTTTACCACCAAAATATTTAATTGGTGAATTCATAATTTTATTATTTTTTAGATATACTATTTATATATTACAATATTTTTTAATCATTTTTATGATTTCATCGTTTAATTCTGTTGGCATATTTGATGTGACCAAGTGGATCATATCACCAACACCTTCATAATGAGACATCATAGTTATTGGATCATCTATTTTCTTTATAATCCTAAAACTATTGTGTGTGATGTTGTCAAATTCAAATTTTATTTCTTTATCTGACATTTCTAATGTTGCTACAATTTTATCCTTCATTTTTTATCCATTCTTTTTGATTGACTGTGCCTTTATTAAAACATTCTTCACAAATAGTAGAAATCCATCCACTTGTTTGTCCAACATTGTGAGTGGAACCACAAAATTCACATGTTCTATATGACAATGACTCAGTCATACTTACCATACCGTCAATATAATCATTTCCACCATCATAATAAAATCTAAGACCACCGAATTTTTCTTTAATTTGTATTATATTAATTTTCATGGTTGGTTTATTATATTTTATATAATGTTGAATATTTGACATTAAAGTATCTAATATAACATACCATCCATCACCACATTCGAACCCAAATTGTATTGGCATTATTGGACCATCATAATCTTTTAAATATTCAAAAAATTCTGAATATTTTTCAACTAATTTATTTTCTAATTCTATGTTCATATTTTTTATATCACAAATTAATGTAAATGTTTATTGATTTTGGGGTTTTATAAAAATCGGATTGTTCATTATAGAAGTTGGGAATCTATAATAATATGCGAATAACCATTTCTATTTTGTTGTGGATGTGATAACTCACCAAAATTTTCATCCTGATTTGCTATATATTCAGACATTTGCTTTACAATTTGTTTTCTACTGTATATTCTACCATTCTGCATTTTGACTTTATCAGAACGGAAATATTTGTTCCATATAAAATAAATACTCCTAAGTGAGTATAAGTGCAATGCTTTAAGTTTTTCTATCATTTTGTTTTTCATATATTTTAAGTTTTTTAATTTAAGTTTATTTACTATACGTTTAAATTTCTATACACAACACATCTTGCAAATATTGTCCACTTTCTAAAATAATATGTTTACAATATTTTTGTTCTTTAAGTTCATTAATCCATAAGTGCCAATGTTTCATAAATGTTCCAATGAAATCATATGGACTATCTCTTTCAATATATCTATCCAAATATTCATTTCTTAGTTCATTTTTTGGATAAACAAGAGTTATATCAAATCCTTCATCATTTAATAGTTTCATTGCTTCTGGTTCTGTTGCAATAAAAATATAATCAACCTTACCGATATACTTTTTAACATCTTCAATATATTCTTTTTGCAATCCTTTTTCTTTATACTTCCAATATTCAACTTCAACCGCTTTAATGTCAGTATTATTACAAATATATGTTTTACCTGCACCACAAAATGCAGCACAAATGTTAGTTTCGGATTCGTAGTTATTTGAAAGTTTGTTCATTATCTGTATCGTTATAAATAATTATTTTTACCATCTATTCATATGAAGATTTACAGTTTCATCACTTGTTAGATCTTTGTATTTTTCTCTAACAGATTTAATAACATCTTTATCCCAATCAATACCAGATTTTTCTATATCAGATAATCTTTGTTTAATTTCTTCTCTATTATCATCACCAATATTTCTTAAATAAGCAGCACCAAGAATACCTAACAAATAATCTGCTTTTTTCCTAATTTCACCTCTATTTAAGTTTTCATCTATATTCTGTTCAAATGACTGCAAATGTTTAAGTTTCTTTTCCATAATTCAACTTTTATTTGTATATATTAAAATACCCTGAAATATATGGATTGATAGCAAATATTTTAGTCTGCTATCAATCTAAGTATTTCTTCCAAAACTTGAATTTTTGCATCATTTTTCATATAAAATTCATCAGACATTCTTGTTTGATTGTTTTCATATTCAACATCTCTAAGTTTTTCTTCGACAATTTCGATAATTTCTTCTATCGTTTTCATAATTAAAATGTTTTTTGTTACATAGACCAGGTTTCACCACACTTACTACAACGATGTGTCCAACCATCTTCAGGTTTTCTTAATGGAAGAATGTTAATGATCGCAAACTGATTTTTTAGTGCTATTGTCAAATAATGGAATTTCTTCTAATACCATCAAATCATAATAATCCTGTTCCATAACAATAATTTTGTCATCTTGTAGGGTTATTAATATATCGCTAGTATCACCTTTTTTATATTTTAGCTTTAAATCAGTAAATAAACGAACTATAACATCGTATGTTACATTAGAATTTTCTTGTTTCAAATCATCAGTTTTCATAATATTAATTTTGAATTTTTATTTTAAAATAAGCATTTTCTGGATGAAATCCTAAATCAGAAATAGCAATTTTTATATTTTTATTATCTTTTAATCCTTCTTCATTTGTAATTAAAATAATGCCTGGTTGATCTACTTTTGTTTTATAACCAAATATAATTTCATTTTCGATTTTATCAGTTATTGCTATATCATAAAAACCACCAACTTCTCCATAATGTAGTTTATTTATATCTAATAACATCTTTTCAGTTTTTAGATTTTCAGAAACAATGGCAAATTTATTAGTATTACTAAATTTTCTATTTTCATCTAATAACGTATCTGTAAATTTGTCCATAGTTAATGAAATTAAATCATCAATCTTATCTAAGAGTTTAGAATCAATATTAATAATATTTTCTGATTTGATATTCATATCAACTCTTTGAATAAACATATCTAAAACAAGTTTAGGTAAAATATTTATATCTTCAATTTCTAAAGATGCTAAATATATAGTTTTGCAAAAAACTTGTGCTTGTTTTTCATTGTTTTCATTTAAACTAAAATCTATAAATAATATATCTGATTTGTCTAAATCTGTTGTTTCTCTTAAAGAAACAAATGGTAATGTTTTTAATTTTTCTATCATTTTATTTTTAATTTTTAATTTTTTGTTAAAATGTTAGCTACAATATTGCTTAATGTAATCTTCTAAACAAAGTAAAGGTAATTCATTACGATCACATTCTACACAAAATTTAGCATATTCATATGCAACATTTTTGCTAACATAATATATATCAAATAGGTTTACAATTCTTGCTGACAGTTACTTAAAATCTAATCAAATCTATCATAGACTTGTTTGATTTCAATCTCAAAGAACTCCATTTTAGTTTTTCAACGTCATTGAAGAGAAATCTATAGCTGTTTTTAGATTTCTTTTTGGTTTTAAAATGGTTATACATTTCTTTAAAAGTGTTAATATTTGGCAACATTTCCTTCCAACGGGTGGTCACCAAACCACTTAAAAAATCATTTACATAATCATACATTTTAATTCCCTTATTCATTAAATAACCCCTATAGCAAACTTCTTTTGATGCTGCTACCGAATCATAATCATTTTCATTTTTTATCTGTCCAATAAAACTCGTGTAAAATGGATTGACCATCAAACACCTTATTGAGTTGATATTCAACCACTTAACTAAATTATTTACAAAATAATTTCTGTTCCAATCATTATTTAATAATTTATTATACTTCCTTCCTAATCCCTTATTAGAACTACTGATTTTTAAATCTTCCAAACAAACACATTCTACATTAAAGCCTTTACAAACATCAATAATATGCTTATTTATTTGAACCAACTCAAATTCTTTCTTGTTTTTACCCATCTTATTTAATTCCCTTAAATCAATTAATTCTTTATAGACTTCCACATTCCCGTTGTCTAAAATTGATAAGGCAATCCAATTTGGATTGAGATCAATTCCCAAATATCTATCTTTTTTAAATTCATGCTTATATAAAATTGGTTCATTAAAAGAAATCCATAAAAACTCTTTTGAAATTTTAAAATTGAAATAATTTTTTGATAGTTTGGCTTCTTCTTGAATAATATTTAATAATTTTTGTTCATTTTTGGATAATTTAAGTTCTATTTCAAATTTAATATTTTTAGATGGTTTAAAAGTAAAAATATTATTTAATAGTTTAGCTTTTCTGTTTCCTTTATCTGAACTCGATCCTCTCATTTCTAATGGAAAATTTTTATCAAATGGATCAATTTTTTTAAATTTTCTTTTGAAAAAATTGAATTTCCCTCCAAAATATAATTTAGTATTTGTTTGAAGTTCTGTTGATTTTTTGACAGCACATTTAATCCAGGAAGAATCTAAACAATCAATATTTTTCATGTTTTCTTTGACATTCTTTTCCAAGTCACTTGAACTTCTTATTTCATCTTTAATTCTTCGATTATAAGAATATCTAATAACATTATTAAATTTATTGATCAAATCAATAAATAACGGATCTGTCAAATTATGTTTCTTTTTAATAGTTATCATTAATTATATATAAATAAAAAATAATGGAAACTGATAGATTTAATATTATTTGTTAAATAAATATATATTTACTATAACATGTTTATAACACATCAACAAAGTCTGAATTTTCAATTCCTATAAACCAATCACCGTCACCATCCCTAAAACTAACAGTATCAAAATTAAGTTCATCTAAAATTTTATCTTTCATAATATTTAATTTATTTATAATTTTATTTGGTGATTACAATAATCATTACAACCATAGCAAGGTTCTACATATTTTGAAACATCTTGATGTTTACAGTTGGCACAGTTTATAACAGGCGGCATATTGCATAAATTTTTTATACTTTTTACCAATTCGTGATACATTTCCACGTCTGATATGTTATCATTTTCACCATTGTAATATCTATTATCTATCACCCATTGTGCTATTTCTTTTGCTGTCATTATAGTTTGTTATTTCTTTGTGTCATAATTATCTTTGAACCACGTATCAAAATTTTTATTTTTTAATGTTTGTCATAAATATTCTTCATTTTATTGAATATATTTTTCAGTTCTATAATACATTCTTTAATTTTTAATGCTTCATCATAATTTGCATCACAATCATTATAGTAAAATTTATTATAATATTTTAAAAAATCATAAGTAAACGCATCATGTAAATCATCAGGTGTTGGAAATCCATTATTTTTAATATGCATTATATATTCATCATCTAATGATATTAGTATGAAATTAAAATCATAATATCTATCTGTCAAAGCATTTATATCGTCAAAATTTGCATACCAACCTTCATTGAATACGATATAGAGTTTTGTTCCGTCTTCAAAAATTTGTTCATATAAATCATATGCTTTATCTTTTTCAAATTCCCAAGACATATCATGAATATCTGAACGAACACACAAAACTTTACCTAACAATTCTACTTCTCTGTCGGCTATTTCTCCTATTAATCTAATTTTCATAATCAATTATATTTTTTATTCAGTTTATCACGATATTCTATTGCATTTTCTTCTTTACTAAAACTACCACAATGTGTCCAAAAAATAAAAAATAATCTCTCTTCTATTGCATATCTAATATTTCCTGATATTGCTATGTATGGTTTAATTCTATATTGTTTCATAATTTATATTTAATTGTTTAACGTCTTAAATCTGGTGTATTTTTTCTAATGTAATCAAGGAAATCTTTTTCATCAGCATTAATCCATTGATGAGTATTTTTCATATTTATTATTCCTTATTTAAGATAATTCCAATGTGTCATTTCTTCTTTATATTTATCTTTGTCGTTTTGTGAAATGTGCATTGTTCTATCCCAATTAATAGATTCTGGTTTTATCTTTGTTATTGAATGACCATTAACAAATCTACCATAAACAAATGTTGAATTTTCTGGAATATGAGTTATGACCACATAATTATTTAATATTGAAGAAGAATCCATATCTCTATCCTTTGATGGATTTTTATAATTTAAAACCACAACATCACCAATATTCAAATCTTTAATATTATTAAATTGTGTTTGTTCATTTACAAATTGTTCAAAATTTTTAACCTTATTATTCAATCTAATATCTTCATCCATAGTTTATTTTTTATTTTTATTATATATAAAATACTGATATTTAATAAATGTATAAAATTATTTTAAATCTACTTCTATATTTAATTGTTTAACGTCTTAAATCTGGTGTATTTTTTCTAATGTAATCAAGGAAATCTTTTTCATCAGCTTTAATCCAATCATTAATACATTGATGTATTCTCTGCCATGCATCATATATTCTATCACGAACAGTTTCATCAGAAATCACATTATCAAAATCTTTATAATCAAAACATGTTCCCCAAATCGCATTCATTATATCTTTTGGTGGAAGATTGTCATATGTCCTATCACTAACATCTTCAGGAATATTCGTTTGTTCTTGTTGTTTATTTACTTCTGTCCTCATATTTTTATATTTTTATATTTTATGAATATGCGTTAGCCAATAGGCAAACATTTCATCTTGATTTAATCGTCTGTAATATTTTATATCATATAGAAATTCTCCTCCATATAATCTTTAGGTTGGTCTTTCATCCAATCTAAAAAACTATAAACATCATTGATATTTATAGATTCATCATTTGATGATATAGGATTGGCTACACCAATTCTATTATCAGATATTTTATTTGATGCATCAATTAATTTATCTGCTAATGTATTATCATCTATAAGGTTTACGATTCGCTTATATTCAGTATATTTTTTATTCCAATCAAAATCAGACTTTGTAAGGGGAACAATCCAATATCCATTTGGTAAAAGATATTCATCATAATTACCATCATTTTCAATAAGTTCATGTATGAATCTATAATCACCTACTTCTAAGAAATAATCGCCAAACCCTATATCAGAATCATCGGTTTCTAATTTTTCAATATAATCTTCTATTTCCATATTTTTATTTAGTTATAATCATCATCAAATTCTTTATCTAATTTTTTTAAGTGATATGCACAAACATAATCACCACAACCATTATAATCAACAATCGCTAATTCATTACAATTTTTAACTGTGCATTTTGTTTCTGATGGTATTGCATTTACTTTTATTTCTGATGGTATTACATTTACTGTAGTGTTAAGAAGACTTTTATCCCAAACTTCATATTTAAAATTGAATGTGATTTCATTTATATCTTCATGATCCTCAGAAATGATTTCTAATCCTTTAAATCTACCAATACCTTCAATTTCAATCCATCCATCAGCATCTTTTAATAACTCAAGGTATTTGGTATTTGATGTCATATCAACCCATTCTACCATCCATTTTTTAATATAATCTTCCATTTTTTATTATTTTATTTCTTCACAATCTTCAACTTCATATCGTTCTTTTTGTATGAAATCGATTGTTCTACCTTCAATTTCAACTTTTATTTTTATTGTTAAATTTTTCATATTTTAATTTGTTAATTTGCTTTTAATACATTTAATTTATCTGCATCTGATAACAGTTTCAGTTTAGCTGATATGTGGTTTGTGGGTGTTAATACATTCAATTTATTTGTTTCTGATAACTGTGGTACCGACATTGCAAATGTGTGTAACGGTGTTAATACATTCAATTTATCTGCTTCTGATAACCAGAATTCCCAATTGACCGTTATATTTACGGGTGTCAACACATTCAATTTATCTGTTTCTGATAACGTCTTTCCTTTTTTGAGATGTAAATATCCTGGTGTCAACACATTCAATTTATCTGTTTCTGAAAACATATGACCAAGTTGAATAAATTGACCAATCGGTGTTAATACATTCAATTTATCTGCTTCTGATAACCAACCCTTTATAAGTGATTGGATATCAGCATAGTTATTACTATAATTTTTTTCTAAAAAATCCCATATTTCAATAGAATTACACCACAAACGTTCATTTTTATAATTTTGACGAAATAAACAAACGCCTTTAACTTCTTTAGGATATTCAATTGGTTTGCCTAGAATGGAATTAATAACAACTTTTCTTAGAAATTGTTTATCATATATCATGAAAATATTTTCTGGAAGATCATCATGTTTAACACAATAACACGATAGGAATTTAGTCCAAAACCATTGTTTTAATTCTTCTTCAGTCATTTCTTAATTTATTTTTAATATTTTTATTTTATCCACTTCAGACAACATTGAAATTTCTTGTGGATTATATGTAAATGGTTCTAATACTTTTATTTTATCCGCTTCTGATAACGCTGTTCTATAATGAAAATATGCGTCAATCGGTGATAATGCACTCAATTTATTTGCTTCTGATGACCACTGTTGAAAAAACTGAGCAGAAGGATGGGGCGTTAATACATTCAATTTATCCGTTTCTGATAACAGTCTATTATCAAAAAGTATGGGACTGTTTGGTGTTATCACATTCAATTTATCCGCTTCTGATAACAATGCTTTTCTGTTGGTCTTTGAAGAATCTGGTGTTATCACATTCAATTTATCCGATTCTGATAACCAACCCTTTATAAGTGATTGAATATCAGTATATTTAGATGAATAATTCTTTACCAAAAATGACCATATTTCATCAACATCACACCATAATCTATCATTTTTATAATCCTGATAAAATAAACAAAGATCCTTAACTTCTTTTGGATATTCTATATCTTTACCTAGAATGGAATTGATAACAATTTTTCTTAGAAATTGTTTATCATATATCATGAATATGCTATTAGGATAATCATCATGTTTAACATAATAACACGATAGAAATTTAGCCCAAAACCATTGTTTTAATTCTTCTTCGGATTTCATATATGTGCAATATCTTCAGTTATGATTTCATCACCCAACAATATTTTCACTTTTAGATATCTACCATCATCTTCAACTGACAATTCAACTTTAAGTTGTTCTTTCAGAAATTCTATTAATTCTTTTTTATCCATAATATTTTAATTTAAACAAATATACAACATATTTAAACAAAAAAATAAGTCAGTTGGTTATTCCCTTTCGCATTCACCATAAGATTCGGTTGCTTCTATTAGTAACTTAAATAGTTCCCGAATGACTGACTTAAAATAACATATAATCGTTTGATTTTTTATGCGTTATTTAAATGATTGTTTAATGCTTGACGTAAAAGTATTACATCTTCATCAATATCATCAAAACTATCATCAAAGTAATCTAACGCATTCTGAGCAACGTCTGTTATTTCATCTAAACCAACGCTAATAGGATCACCATTAGCAATAACTTCCAATGCTGTAAGCAAAACGGTCACATTATCAACTGTCATCAATTTTTCGATTTGTTCTTTAGTTCTTTCCATTTTATTAATTATTTAGTTTTTTATTAATCTATCATTTTTATATTTTTTCATTTCTCGTTCAAAAACTTCTCCAAAGGTTTCTCCTTTTTTAACTTCTAATAAATTTTTGATATTCAAAGTTTCTTTACGTCTAATTTCTGCAATAATCATAATTTCTGCATAATGTTTTTTGAATGATTTGTCACA